ATAGTTTAGATAATATATGTATTGATGCCGGTAATTATGAATATATTATCGTAATAGATGATGGAGAACCGCGGTTAATATCATTAAATATTTTAAAATCAATAACTTATTTAGAATTAATTGATTTGCTGAATATTGATTTAGCTAAATATAATGCAACTGCCTCGATAATCTGCTATAACGATGGTAGTATTATAAACAGTTATATTAAAATTCAGAGTAATAATGTTAGTAAATATTCAAAAGTAAATATTAAAAAAATACATCCGGTTAATAATTGGTTATTTGGCTCATTAAAACATTATTCCGAATTAAATAAACCAATAAATGGTAAATCGGCGGGGATGAGAAACCATCCATTAGATCCAGCAAAAGAAAGTGAACGATTATTAACTCATATTATCTTTTCACCAGTCTTAAAATCAAACAGTCGAACTTTTAATATACGATATACTTTAACTATACATACTAAAAAATCAGAAAATAAAGATAAACAAGTATTGGTGATAATATGAGTTATAATGTTAATATACTGGGTCATTGTAAAATATTAGACGACAATAACAATGTAATATTAGACCAAAAAAACGATATACATCCAGCTAATATGGCTAGAATAATATCTCGCGGTCTCGCCGGCGAACAAAATCACTGGATTAGTAGCTTAAAACTGGGCGATATGGGTTCTTATCCAACTAACGATGGTATTATACACCGAAGCGCTAATGATGGGTTAGAGCCGGATTATAATGGTTGGAGATCCTCATTATATAATCAAACTTATACTAAATATATCGATAATACTAATTTAACTATTAGAAGTATAGAATCGGCTAATTCAAATTTCGGATTACCACTTACAGATCCATTATTTAATGCTGGTAGTATCAATGCTAATAATTCGAGTTTAGAAATTAACCTATTATTAGATTCGGATGAACCATTTCATCAGCAAGATGGTGGGGTTTATGTATTTGATGAATTAGCTTTATATTCCGGATTATCGAATTATAAAAATTCTAGTTCTCATATAATATTATTAAATTTAACTGAGGATTCGGAACATCCGAATCTAATTAATAATCATGATTATATATTAGATATCAAAATAAATGGTGTTATTCGCCAATATACGATAACAACACTAAAATACGGGACTGGCATCAATTATAGATGCACATATTTAGATTTAATTGAATCATTAACTAATGCAGTTTATGATCCGACTTTTTTAATTCAAGTATCTTTTAATAAATTAGCTGGTTCTATTACTTTTTATAGTCCGAGTAGTATAATAGAAATAGTTCAATCTAATGATAAAAACTGGTTATTTAATATATCTAGTTTTAATGGATTTGGTTTAAAATCAGTTACTAATAATAATATTGCGGAATTAGAACTCGAACAAACCGATAAAAATAATATAAGCAATCCATTAAAAGAAGCACCTCGTTTATTAACTCATATGACGTTTAATCCAGTTAGAAAACCAGCATTAAGTAATTATTATCTTACTTATTGTATTGATATTCTAGTTGATAGAACAGATCCGGTTTCAGATGATTATACGATACCAGATGATTATCGAGTCACCAGTCCGTTTATATTTCATGCAGTAACTAGTTCTAATAGATGGACTATAAATCATAATTTAGGATATTATCCAAAAATTAATGTTTTTATTAATGATATTTTATATACGACATATCAAACATCATATCCATCTGTTGATTCTATCGTATTAATTTTTGCTACGCCACAAATAGGCGTAGCAAAATTAGTTTAACAATTATTTAGTTTTTGTTGGTTTTGCTACTGCATCGAAACTAGGGGCGACTTCGGGCGCAACTTCTGGTGCTTGAAATGGTGCTTGTGTTGATGCTTGTTGGGGTGTATATGCGGCCTGCTGATTACTACCGAATGGTAAAATATGACCATTTGTAGTTTTATGTTTTACTAATTGATTAAAAAATTCTAGAGCATTAGCACCATTACCTAAAGTATGCTGTTCTAAAACTTTCCATAATTGATCATGCAATTGCGTATTTCTATTTTTTAAAATTTTGCGCAATCTTGATTTATCAATACGATCTAATGCATTTAATGGGAAATAATAAACGTCGCCCGATGGTGCGCGGTTCATAATTGCACATTCAGTTAACATACCGTTTGCGTCTAGATCTAACCATTCAACGAATGGATATGGTGATTGAGGATTCATGTAAAACTCCATATAAAATAATAATGTCATTATTTATAACGGTATTTTTTGGGTGAAAAATAAATAGAATATTACAATTAACGGTGAACTTATATGGATGAAATAAATTTATTAATACTAAAAATATTAGTTTCGTACCAAGCTATTTTTTCGTATGGTGTTATTATAGGTATGATTGGGCATTACGCTAAAAAGAAAATTAAAGAAGAAACTGAGGTTAAACTTTCTGAGTGGTTCGGTAGTGTCGGTTTATATGGAACTATTAGTTCAATTAGTGCCGCATTTATGGCTATATTAGGGGCGTTATCAAATGGTTTGATAACGCCTGATATGAGTATCTACTCGTTGCTTTATATCGGATTAACTACTGGATATACGGTAGATTCATCTTTAAATAACGACAAATAGCTTATTTCAACGATAACATCGGTATATACGAATCAATAGCTTTACTAATATTTTTTAATTCGTATTTACCCAATACTTTTAAAAATTTAAAATGATCGTACTTACCGATGTTATTAAATCCAGCTTCGATAGTATCCCACATAATTTGTTGGATATCTTCCGGCTGATGAGTTAAATTAGTTAATAATTTATTTTCATTAACTGCAGTTCCAACCGTAATAGTTCTACCATCAGCATCAGTCCATTCAGAATTCATCAAATTCGTATGCAAATATGGATCGTAAAATGCTTCTTTGATCTTCTTTTTTCTATATCTAGGATAAGCCGACGGAACATTATCTCCAGAATCTCCAGTCATAGCTTTTTCATATAAGTAATAATCAACTGAATCAAAACCACAATCTTCAACGTATCTATTATTCCCAGTAGCTGGATCGATTAATTGAACGTTTTTATATCTTAGTAATTGTAACATATCTTTATCGGTACTAATTACGGTAACACAATGATTATCATATAATGTAGTTTCAGTGCTTCTATTATCACTCGCGGTATCATCACCGCCATATTTTCTACAAATGCCGGCAATAAGATCATCAGCTTCTAAACCATCCGCGGCTAAACAAACAATAGATGTACAATCTTGAATTATCTGTTCAAATGTAGTAATAAATGATTTATACATTTGATATAATTCGATTTGAGTAGGTGTCATTGATTGTCTGCGATGACCTTTATATAGTTTTTTCATATACGCATCTTCAGATTGAGTATATTCTTTACGCCAAGGAGTTCTATCGAAAACGAATATCATCTTATGTGGTTTATATGTTCGATAATACTTATTAGTCATACCGAAACCGGTATTGAACGCTAATTTCATTAATAAATCTTTATCCAATTCTCTACTATTTACATAAAACGCCTTATATAAAATAGTTGACATATCAAAAACTAATAAATGCTGTTTATCTATCGTATTCATTCAAAATCACTCGTAAAATCAGATTCTAATTTAAGTCGCTCTTCTAGCGACAAACTAGTCGCATGCAACCATTTTTGAACAACTATTTCATCACTCGCGCCATGATATCCATTTGCTCTTAGATACCGAATAAAATCATCGTCCCAATCTAATTTTAATTCAATTCCTCTAACTGGATCAATTTTATCACTAACTATGCTAAAATGATTTTCTTTTTTCTGTTTTATCGATTCATTAACTTCAGATTCAGCCTTATTTTTAAATAATCTTTTAAATATATTCATTGAAATACCCTATTATGATTTTTGAGGGATATAAAGATCGATACCTTTAGTATTAATTTTAATCATCCCTCGTTCGGTAATATAAAATTTCTTAGCATCGCAATCGGTAAATGCTGATAATATAGATTTAATTGGGTACTTATAAACAAAATTAATATCTGAATTATCAACTAAATTATATGCGAAGCCTTCATTATACAGTAATTTATCATTATTTTCGTCCTGTAATTTATATTGAACCGAATTATTATCACACATAATCATAATAACGTCAGTTTTCATTGCATTTCGTCCTTTTTTAAGGATATTTACTAAACTTTCTTCTATAGAAACTTCAAATAAATCATTTACTTTTGCACTAGTCGGTGCTTTAATTGCTAATGTATTAGCGCAACTATATTCTAAATTTAATCTATCAGTCGTGATAGATATCTTATCTGCATCCATATCCTCTGATTTAGTATGACATTCAATAATAGCATCATTCGAAACTAAATTTAATCTACTTAATAAAACATCCATTCTATTAATACCAATCGATTTACATCCGATATTAATATCGCATTCTGTTAATATAGCGGCAGTGCGATCTTCATTGATCCCTCTAATAATATTAGGCTCTATAATAAATGATTCGATACTAAATAATTTAGCGACATGAACTGCATTTAATATTATATTTACTGTATTTTCGTCTAGTACCATCTCAATTCCTTAAAAATTAAATAAATCTTCTGCTTGTAATATCTGCATAGTCGGTGTTTTTAAATTGATTGCTTTTAAAATATTATCTAATGGTTTATCTACTAATCTATTAATTTGCTGATCTTTATCTATTTTAGGAATAAAATCATCAATAAACCATTGTGGTAAATGTTCTAAATCAGTCGGTATCGCAATCGATTTAAATTTACCTATTGCTCGTTTTAAATAATAAACTTTAATTTTAGATCCAGAACCAATCGGTTGATTTTCCGTATCCCCATACTGAACTAAATTAATATTAAAAAATATACTTGCTGCTGCGCCACCAGGAATATTAGCCTTACTACCTAAGTTTTCGTATAATTCAGTATACTCCTCTACTTTATTAACGCCTTTTGGTAATCCCATTTCTAATAAATTTTTAAAATCATTTAACTCTTCTTTGTATGCGACAATATCTTTTGCAATATCATTCCAATCTTCACCCAACAATAAACGTTTAATAAAACTAGTTAATTTTGCAGCTACTGGTTTAGGTAACGTAGTTTTTTTAATATCTAAACCCATCGTTTTCATTTTATCGCTAGCTTTACCTTCATTATCAACTACATGTATAGTATAACGTTTTTTCTCAACAAATATACTACTATCGCCGACAATTTCACGCCCGCATTTAATCATTTCATCAAATACTGGTTGACATAAAAAAGCTTGTTTCATAAATGGTTGATATGATTTATTAACTTGGTCTGCTACTGCATCAGCTATTTGAATCGCTTCGTCTTTATCGTTAGTAGGAACTACGAAATATGTACTATCAGTATCGCCGTAAATAACCGTTTCTGATTGGAATTTACCATTAAATATAGGACCAGTTAATGAAATATCATAAGTTAATGTATTCGGGTGATAATATTCTTTACGTTCTGCAGTTAATAAATCTAATACACTTGATCTATCATTATGAGTAGAATTCGCCATATATTCTTCATCAAATGGATTATTAGCTAAGTATTTTTTACTATGTTCCTTATTTAATTCATCGATAACTTTGTTATTTTCATATAATGGAAAATCAATATTATAATTACCTTCGATTAATTCATTTACTTTACGACATTGATGTCTTAAAATCATTCGACCAGTACCAGTTACGGATTCGCCAGATTCTAACCTAAAGAACCTAAAGTTATAATTACTTAGACATCCATAAGTTGAATTTAATTTAATTTTAAAGATAAATTGAAATCGATCATAATGTTTAGCTTCTTCTAAGTATTTTGTATATAACGCCTGATCCTTACCTTTATATTGTTCTGCTAATTTTTCACACTCTTTCTTTTTAGCTTGATATATTTTTCGCTGCGTATACCAAGTACCTAATAATGACGGGATAACACCCTCAAATTCTTGAGTATAAACCGTTCCGTATCCACTAACCGACCATTTCTTTTCTATAAAGAAATCAATCCACTCCGTAGTTAATCTAGTTTCATACGAACCATCTTCATATCTTAATGTTAATTCGCATTCTTTATATTCAGCAATACAAGCCCAATCTTTAATATTATTAACGAATTGCCCGCGAATAGTTTCCGGGCTAATATTGATAGCTCGAATAGCCGATGGATATAATGAATTAATATCAATTGATGCAATCCATCTATGTAGTCCTCGTTGCGGAAATAAAACGTAAGCTCCTTGAATCGAGCCATCCGCAGTATCCCATCTATCAGGAACTCGCTTGTTTAATTCGTAATGACAATAGTTGATAATAGCATTATCAACCATTCGAACAGTTCCGAAAATATGAGTAAATTGATTAGTACTAGTATGAATCATATCATTAGCTAATCGGATATATTTTAATTTAGATTCGAATCCGGCTAGAATTTCGGTATCGCGAACGTTATATCTTAAAAAATGATTAAAATCATTTACGTATAATTGTTCTAATGTTCCAGGATATGATAATTTCGCTAAATGCGGTAAAACATCTTCAGATATAACTTCTAATTTATAACTTTGCCTTTCAACAACTTCGAATTTTTTAAATAATTCGAGATAATCTAATGATACCCTACCGCTTAATTCTACTTGTAAATTTTCTTTACCTTTAACGAAAACCGATCTATATATTGGAATATTCGCTTGAGGAAAACTCATTCTTTTTAAATGATGTTCACCTAAAACCATTTCAATTCGGCGGCAAATATACGGATCATCGAAGCCCGAACTATTCCATCCGGATAATAAACTAACGTCTTCTATTTCATCTAAAAATGACAATAACATATCGGATTCATTTTTAAAAAAAATAATCTCAGTTAATTCAGATAACGAATTATCAAAATTATTTAAATCAAAACCTGGGGGTGGGACGGCAAATACTTTTGATTTAGTAAGCCATTCTTTATGCATCGATATTGCATTAATTGGGGCGTATGGATTTAATGGACTTGAAAAACCCGTCGGACCACTATATTCATATTTTGAATTAGTATACGAAATCCATTTTTTAGTTTGTTCGTCGTATATTTCAATTTGTTCTTGTTGTTTTTTAGGTAATTGTCGAATTTCACCCAAAGTGACTTCTAAGTTATCCATAATATATTTTTAATTAGGTAAATTTAATTTATTATATTATACTTGAAATATTGATTAAAATCAATTATTTTTAAACTGATGCTAATATTCTAGTTGCGTATGCATTGCCGAATTTACAGGTCGTAGTTAACCAGGGGAATGAATAAAAATTAAATACTTCTTGTGTCGCTGTTGTTCTGATAGTAAGATACGGTCTATTCGGTGCATTAGTTGGCGTATCTGGAGAGAACATTGTAGTATTAGTTCTAGTAAAAGATGCTGGATTAGGAACCGAAACATTAGATTTATATCCTTCACTATCCGGAGTAACTAACATTGGAGATAAACCAATACCACTTATCGGAACATCATAAGTAACATTTAATTTTAGATCTTTGTATATTTTAATATTATTAATGAAGTTTGCAACTTCATTCGCAGATTGTTGATTTTCAAAAACGGCGTATCGCCATATTTGATTATTAATATAACTATTAACACTACTATCAGAATATTCCGCCCATACTACATATAAAACTGAATTTCGAACTATAGTGCCTTCATACGTCATATTATAATTATTACCAGTATAATCAATTACCATTGATGATAAAGTATTAGTATACGTATAACCGGGCGGAGTATACACTAGATTTTGTGATATATTAGCCCTCAAATAAGTCGCCATACTACTCCGCCGATTGATTTAAATAAAAATTATTTATCGTTTCACTGGTTGGGATAATGCGTAAGCTTTAATATAATCCATAGGGTCATGATATGCATCATTAGTCCACCCCAATGCGGCGTATGCTTCGAATCTAATAGCGTGGTGTTCATCTGCTAGTGCATCTTTAGTAAAACCTAATTTGCGATATGCATTCAATCGAACTACTGGATCAGAATCTTGTAATGATTTCGTTGGGTATCCATTTCTATTATAATGTTTTAATTTATTTTGACGGCCTGGAAATGTATCATATTCTTTCGGATCTAAAATCATTTTATTTTCCTATTATTTTGGTTTCATTCTTATTTTAACAACAGTTTCATCGGGGAACGTCTGCGATTTATAATCAACCTCAATATCATATAACATAATATTAAGATCGGGCGCTGGTTGATTATAATAATACTTTGATAATACTTTAGTATCTACGCCTATATCCGATTCGTATAATTTTTCACCTCGTTCTTCGATAAGCATTTTTTTAGCTGCTCGAAAATCTCGAAGATTATCGAATTCGTATTTCTTTAATTTATCATTAAAAATACTGGTATGTTCACCTTCTTCATCATTCTTCATAAAAAATTCGAATATACCCGGATATTTTTTTAGTACGTGTTTATGATCGATACATTCCCAAACATAAACTTCATCACCTTCAACGAAACCTTTATCATTTCGTTTCATCGTTGCTGATATATAGCCCATACTTAATCCTCTATTTCGTTATCTACTTTTGGTATTTTTTTAATACTGGATAATGGGCGACTAATACATAATCGATAATCCCCATTATCCAATATTGCTTGTATTATACCATTATTTCGATAAGTAGATGAAATAACTTTAAACCTGCCGGATATACCAGTAACTATAACATTAACGCCAGCTTTTAAATATTCCATCGCAATACCTACTTAATCATCAATTCCCATAACACTTTCATATAATGCTTCGAATTCACTATATTCAGCTTGGGTTTCACTAAAATTATTTTTATGATATGTTTTTGTCATCTTTCTAGCATGTTTCGGAGCAATTTGTAATTGATCTTTAATTGCATCAAAAATTGATTTCATTTGATCTTTTTGATCGTCGATTCGTTGCATACATAAAGCCGCTTCCTCGATCATACCTTTTAATTTTTTAATATCGGCTGGGCTAGTTGGTAAAATTAATTCAGATGTATTAGTCATTTTTAAATATTCCTATATAAAAGTTAAAGTACTATAGTACTAAAAATATTATAATACATTTATAATTAAAGATCAATCTTACGGTCTACCAAAACCAGTAGCATCTCGCTTACTATGAGTTCTAGTAGCTACTCCACCACCCGTTGTATTCCCCTCTACTGAATTAAAGGTACCGTCTCCATTATCTTTAACTACTATACCACAATGTCCGATATTACCATCATTGTGGGTATAGAAAACAATATCGCCTGGTTGTAATTGGGTACTATTATTAATCCATTTACCTTGAGATTTAAATTGTGAGGCCATAGCCGAAGTTAGAGGAGTCATTGGAACTGCAGCACCGGCTCGTTTAGCACACCACATAACAAACGCAGCGCACCATGCTTTATGATTGGTACCTGCTTCAGCTCCGTATTTCGTATCATTATTTGGACCTTCTTTAAATCCAACTTCACCTAAAGCGATTTGAACTAATTTACTATTACCGCCCCCAGATGTCGGTTGTACTACGTCTGGATTAGGTCCGTCGGTTACGGTACCACCATATTGATGATACAATTTAATTATAGTTGATATTTTTGAACTCGGCATCGATGACCATTGATTACCTAATGCATTTGATTTATGTGCAACTGCAGTGTTTATCTTACCGGCAATAACCAAATCAAGAATACCGATACTTTTTAATATTAATTTACATACCTTATCTTGACTAGCTTTACTAAAATCAGATTGCTTATGATCATTAAATGTAGTCCATACTATTTGATATCTACCTGAAGCTGTTGATTTTCTACCATCTTTATAAACGAATGGTTGATATTTTAATGGATAACTTGGATCAAACGGATGATGGCTATAATCATCGAATGTTCTACGTCCACTTATCATAACTAATTGATTATATCCATCATCGCCAGCTAAATCAGTTTCTAATTTACCTATAGTTTTCATAAATGCGGTTAAATTATCATTACTTTCTGGTGTACTATTTGGATCTCCGTTACTACCATTACCCAAGCCGCCATTACCACCACCGCCACCCCCACCAGCTCCTCCTTTTTTAGCCGGTTGATTACTATCTTGCATACCGTCTGAAGCTGGAACTGGACATAATGTTAATATTTGAGTAAATTCACCTTTACTAAATTTACTATCAACTTGATAAACATAATATGAATCTTGATACCATCCCGGCGTACTATAATAATTTTCGGCAGATGCATCAGAACCGCCTTGCATATATGACGGTTTTGGAACTCGAACGTTCACTTTACAAGTCGGCATGGATTCCGAAGTTCCGTATTTGTTATTATGATCTTCGGTTACTTTTTTTGATTCTTCTGCTGATTTACTAGTTCCGTCGGCATTAACGTACGTATCATTAGGTGGCGTATAACCAGCTAATAATAATGGATTACCGATTATTTTTAATGAATGTTTTTCTGCGGTTTGACCAATAATATCAGAAATTACTTTTCTAGATTGAAACAATGTTTGTGGATCCATTGATCCAGATCCAGCTCTAGTTGGATCCATTACTGGAGGTGATATCGGCGTATTAGCTAATCTATTAGATGGAACCGTACCTATCGTCGGATTTATTGCTCCGGTTTGTTTTTTATCACCGTCCGTTTCTGCCGGATCAGTTATATCTTTTACATTATCATTTAATTGCTTATTAGTTATAACAGATTGTGGATGATAATATTTAAAAGCGTGACCTGAACTCCAAGAACCATTATAACTCATATCAAATTGCAATATATCTAAATTTTTACCAGTATAGATATAATCATATTCTAAAACTGATGGTAATTTAGTATCATCAGTTGATACTTGATTATTATTTTGAGTATTGCTTACAGCTGGGTCTTCTTTACTTTGAGCTGCTACTTTATCGTCGATTGATGCTTCGGTTTCCATAACCGTTTTTTCAATAGAATAAATTAACGTTCTAGCTTGTTTATCTTTATTAAAATACGTATATGATTTAATAACTGGTTTATAAAAAACTTTATCGCCCGATATATTATATTCTTCTCGGATTTTTGGACATAAACTAATAATTTTTTGTATTGAATCTAATATATGTTCTCCGATCGAAGTATTTAATATTATATAATCGACTTCTTCATTTGCAACGTCGGTTTTATTATTTTTATTATTAGCTGGCGTTACTTTACCGCTATGTTTACCACCACCTTGTTCCATTCTGGCGACGGCGTTAGTCATAGCCTCGTTAATTTTTGGATCTGTAAAGTCTACATTCTTATCATCTAATGAAACGCCAGTTTGTTTCGATAGAAATTGAGCATAAGCTTCTGGATTATTTTTACCGTCACCTTTTGGTGCATATCTATTAGTAAACGCCCTTAAACTATGAATACCATGTTTAGATGAATATAAACCAATTTGTCTACTTAATGCCTTTCTTCCTTCTTCTGGGGTTGCATAAGATTGAAATCCTTTACCGTTAGTATTTCTTATATTACCGATATTATTATTCGATGGGATATTATATCCGGCCATATCAGTTAATGATGGGCTTTTTGCAGTGGAATTCGCGGCATTAGGAACTTTATCCGGCGGTGTTGTATTATTAGTTTTTGGTGATGTTTTTGGAGGAGCTACTCGCTGATCATCACTAACTTCTAAAACATATTCATTTGATTTATAAGCTTCGTCTAATTTAATTTCGCATAATTGATTTGGTTGGACCAATGAAGCTGATTTATTTTCTTCTGATCGTTTATTAACCGACTCTTGTAATTTTTGTAATGCGTCGGATAATAATGCGGTTGATTTATATGAAACCCCACCAGTATTCATCGATGCGGAACTATTAGCTGCGTCATTAAATAAACTAGCGCATTTTAATGAATAACTAGTTCCCTTATTTGATAAGGTCATCGACATAGTAGTTATTTCAAATGGGATTACATTTATACTATCAATTACGTGGGGTTGATTATTATTATAATCATCTAAATAACCGACAAAAATAATTTTTAATCCGAAAGTTAAACTTTCAATTGCCATTGATATATCAGCGCCGTCACTAAGTCCGGCAGATGATTGTGCAGCTATTAATAATATAGCTGGGAAATCCATAGTAAACGGTTCTAAAATGGACATATTTAGAAGCGTCATAACTTCTAAACTAAAACCTAAGCTTTTCTCGGGTGTATTTTGAAATACGTGAGAAATCTCCAAATCCACAATACTAAAATCGGCATCTTGCATTGAATTGTAAATAACCGAATATTTGTTCCCGGCTGATGTTGTTTTTGCAGTATATCTATCTGCTGCATTATCTGGGTGTGAATATCTACTTAAATCAGATTTATCTTCTGTATTATCGATATCAGCGAATGTGGTTTCAACTGATGGGCCGGCTAATAAAATAAAATGATATGAGTAGCTTCTATATTTGTGGAGTGGATTTGGTGTAGCTGACATTAAATTAATCCCATATGAAATCGTTTGATTGTTGGTAATTGAATTTGCAATCCTTCTACTAATTCATTAACCTCTAATATATTATTATATTGCATAACGAACCAAGCGACGTCACTTCTACCGAAATAATCGAAAGCGATCATATGGGGTTTTTTACTGTATTTTTTATCAATAGTAATAGTTATGTCATCATATGACTTAGTAAAGATTTGTCTATTCCACCAACCGGGTTTTTTTAGATCGTCTACCGACCCACCTATTTTATATCTACTATATTGATTCATAATTAAAATGATGGTAAAATGCCTTGTTTAAAAGAATATAAGTTAAACTTTTCAAATTCAACTGCGGAATGTTGTTCTAATAATGAAACTGTAACTGTTGTTATTATAGGAAATGGAACGCCACCTAATTGATCATCATTCGATTCGGCTAATGTTGGGATATAATCGACGTCATTAGGATATGACATACTAAAGTTTTCTAAGACTACCGGTATTTTTACCATATGGCCTCTATTTGTTTCTGAAGCATATGCGGAAAATAATAAAACTTCTGGTGGTGCACCTAACCAATTTTTTAACTGGTCGCCCATTGGGCCGCTAGTATCACCAAAATAAGCTTTAGTCCAAGCTCTTAGTGTTAATACTTTTTTTAAATTACGTCTAGCTTCTAATGCATTTCTAGATACTAATTTAATATCACCAAGATCGAATTTCCGACTAGGTGAATTTTCGTACGGATGATAATTACCAATTAAATGAGTTGGATTTAATGTTCCGTAAATTGCTGAATTTTGCTCTGATATTGTAGGCATGGTATTAAAAACGACCAAGTCTTTACTAATAGTTCCTTCTAATCTTATTTTAAATTTATTATCTAATTCATCCGGGGTCATTGATTTGCCTAAATTAATACATATAAAGTATTGATTATTTATGTTAAATCCGGTATAATCATTAAAATTTACGTTAATTCACGGAGTGAAAGATGTCGAAAAAAAGAATACCAAGAAACTACTTAAGTAACGCCAATTTATTGGAGCAGTTGGCTTTAAGTAGACAAAAGGGTGAAATGACCCACGAATTTTCAAAAATGATTATGTTATTATGTGAGCGGTATTCTAAAAAAAGCAACTTCGCACGGTACACATTTATTGCTGATATGCAAAGTTATGCTATATTAAATATTGTAAAAAATTGGAGATCATTTGATGAAGCTAGATTTGATAACCCATTTGCGTATTATACTCAAAATATACACTACTCATTTGTTCAATACCTTAATATGGAGAAGAAACATAGAAATATACGAGATAAACTTTTAGTGAATAATGGATTAGATCCATCACATTCATTTTCTGCTGAATATGCTGAAAACGAAAACGTAGCATCAAACCCAGCATTATTATTTAATCCAGCCGAAATTATGTTCCAAGAACCCACTCCAGAAACCGACGATGACGAGTAAGTCAAAAACGACATGAAAACATTAAACAAATCATTAATGTTTACCGATATTCATTTTGGTAAAAAAAATAACTCAGATCAACATAATTTACATTGTATTCAATTTATTGAATTTGTTTGTAATCATATTAAACAAAATCAAGATATTGATCATGTTATATTTTTAGGAGATTGGCATGAAAATAGATCGGCTATTAATGTATCTACTTTATATTATAGTTATAACGGCGCTAGTTTATTAAACGATTTAAATATTCCAATTTATTTTATTATTGGAAATCATGACCTTTATACTAAACATAGTAGAGAAGTTCATTCATGCCATTGGTTTGATGAATTAACTAATTTTATAGTAATCGATCATCCTACTGTAGTTGAAAATATAGGTAATGGGGCTTTATTAAGTCCGTTCTTATTTCATTATGAATATCCAACATTAAATGATTATAATGTTAAAAATGTCTATGGGCATTTTGAATTTTCCGGCTTTGTTGTAACTGGGGCGAGTACTAAATTCCAAGGCGGACCTGATCATACGGATTATAGTAAATTTAAACGCGTATTTTCAGGTCACTTTCATAAAAGACAAATAACTGATAATGTCATTTATATTGGAAATACATTTCCGATGGATTTTAGTGACGCTAATGATTTTGATCGAGGATTTGCAATTCACGATCATATTAATGATGATGTTAGTTTTATTAATTGGCCTGATTGTCCGAAATATATTAGTACCAATCTATCTACTATTATTGATAATCAAATAGAAATACCGGATGGTGCAAATATTAAATGTATAGCTGATATTACTATGGATTATAGTAAAATGATAGAATTTAAACGAACTATCATGGAAGTTTATAATTTAGCTGATATTGCTATAGAAGAACCACCAACTCAATTTTTTGCGGACGGAATTGAAGAAATTGAAGATACAAAAGTTATTTCAATAAATGATGCTATTGTTGATATGTTAAGTAAAAACATCGAATCGAACGGCATCGATAATAATCAATTAATCCAAATTTATATACAATTATGATTACCTTTTTCGAATTAAATATTAGAAATTTTTTATCCTATGGAAATGTTCCCACTTCAGTTAATTTAAATCAAGGTGGTGTTGTTTTAATATCGGGAACAAACGGAGTAGGTAAAAGCTCCATTATCGAAGCGTTAATATTTGCATTATATAATACAACTATGGCTGAAGGTAATGTTGATGATTTAGTAAATGATATTAATGGCCGAGATATGGAAGTCTCGGTTACTTTTCATAAACCAACTCAAGGTTATTATAAAGTAACACGAGCAAGAAAAGTTGGTAAATCAGCAAATGGAAATTTCGTTAAACTATATCATAATAAAACCGAATTAGTATTTGAAGATGATCATGAAATTTCATTAGATGGTACTAGAACGACTGATCAATTAATAATTACTGTATTAGGTATGACGTACGAAATGTTTTCACGTATGATTGTAGTATCTGCTACTAATTCACCATTCCTTGATTTGCCCGTAACTGCGACCGGTAAATCATCACAAACTGGATTTATGGAACGGTTATTTGATTTACATATATTAGCAGAAAAAGCTCAAGTGTTAAAAGATCAAATTAAATTAAATGAAGTTGCAGTTAAACAACATATATCGAAAATTGATCAAATTAGACAAGAACAAAGTAGATTAAATCAGCAAATCGAAAATGCAAGAAATAAAGCAGAAAATCATGATTCTACAGTTAAACAAAATATATTTCATTATAATGAACGTTTAGAAAAAATTAGCTGCATTAATATAGATCAGGAACGGGCATATTATGATCAAGTAAAAACTGCGAAGCTTGAAATTAATGAATTTAAACAACAGCAAATTACATTATCTAATAGTTATACTAAACAAAATGCGATTAAAGATCAAAAAGAATCAGAATTAGTGAGCTTAAAAAATAGTAAATGCCCGTATTGCGAACAACATTATCATAACGAAGAAAAAATTAATGAATGTACTATTAAGATAGATGAATGCAATCAGAATATTTTAGAAATGGTTGATTTTTTAGATGAATTAGATAAATCAATCGAAGAGAAAATGTTGGAACATGATGATATATTATCTAAAATGTCGGTGAAAGAATTAGAAGCAATTTTAAATATTAAGCACGAAATTGATACTATTAAAACTAAGATATCTGATTTAAAAGATAGTAAAAATGTTTATTTAGAACAGTTAACTGAATTAGAGCAAATCGAATTAGATCCGATAGATACTGAAGGTTTAGATAAATTAAAGAATCTATCAGCGCATCAAGATTTTCTTTTAAAATTATTAACTAAAAAAGATAGTTTCGTAAGAAAGACTCTATTAAATTCGAATTTAAAATATTTAAATAGTAGAGTTCAAAAATATCTACAAGATATGGGATTACCATTCTTAGTTGAATTTAATTCTGCTATGGCTGCAGAAATTAAAAAATTAGGTAGAAAAAGACCATTTGGTAAATTATCCAACGGTCAAAAATCTCGAGTTAATATAGCATTAACTTTAGCATTTAGAGATGTACGACAAAAGATGAGTGCTCCAGTTAATGTGTTTATGTGCGATGAATGTTTAGATGTCGGTTTAGATGAAAGTGGTATTTCTGCAGCTATTTCGATTTTAAAGAAAAAAGCATACGAAGATAAAATTACAATCTATATTATTACTCATAGAGCGGAAACTAGTAATTTATTTGATCAAGTAATGCATATTACTATGGATAATGATTTTAGTAAAATCGAGTATAAAAGCAATTTAATTGGCTAATATCCACCGGTCATATATTATATTCTAAATATTAACATTTAGGATATAAGTATGACCGTTTTTATAGGGATAGATCAATCATATACTAGTACTGGGTATTGCGTAATAAAAGATAATGATGTTTTAGATTTTGGTGTTTTTAAAACGTCGATCCATGATGGTGATATTCACGATCGTGCAAATAATGTAGTAAATAGTATTACGTCATTATGTAATAATTATAATGATTTTAAATTTTCAATGGAGGGTTTATCCTTCGGTCAACGCGGTAGTGCGACTAGAGATTTAGCTGGTTTGCAATTTATTATTATCAATCATATACGGTTTCAGTTAAAAGTATTAGACATAAATATAATATCTCCGAAATCGATCAAGAAATTTGCTACTGGTTCTGGTGGGAGTTCAAAAGTAAAAGTAACTAAAACGATGATGGTGCATTCGTTACCAGAAGAAATAAAAGCATTATTTAAAACGAAATATAAAACATCTACTGGATTATATGATGTAACTGATGCTTATTATCTGGCGAAGTATAATCAATCGATTTCAAAATAAAACTAACAGGTATACCTATGAATTTACATGAATTATTAAACGGCGGTACTATTAATCATACAACTGCAATGTATAATGATAAACCTAGAAATATGCATCCAGCTTATCCACAATCACAGACTGCAGAACCAAATCATCAAACTCAAAATACCAATCATCCGACTGAACAAGAAGATAAAGTAACAATGGATATTCCATTATTCATTCGATTATTGGAATGGGCTAAAGAAGATTCGGAAACTGATATGGATTTGCATGAAGTAGCTGAGCGTATTACTAAACGTCAATCCGAATGTTTAACTATGGATGATTACGATTCAATTATTATTCCGAAATCAAAAGACTAATGACTATTTTATATCAATGCAATAAATGCAATAGACAAATCGATTTAATAACTACAGTTCCGGCTATGTATCGATGTGTTATTTCTGCTGATTGCAATGGTGAAATGTTCTTTATTAAGTATAATAAAAATATTAGTAGAGGGCAGGAGCCGCCGGCGACTGATTATATTGATTGGATTAAACAGGATCATATTTTTACCTTTAATCAAGTGAAACCAGTTAAAAATTGGCGAATAAAACATCAGTTAAATAATCATCCCGAAGTTTTAGTTTTTAATTATATTGATAATGTTTTAGAACGGGTTTATGATTATGAGTTAACGTATATCGATAATGAATATATCAATATAAAATTTAGACAGCCTAGATCTGGAGCGGCTCAATTATTATCGTATGATAAATCTATCGATACTTATGATATAGAGACTTCAGATCAGTATTTTAAATGTACAAAAAATAGGTATCTTACAGTCGCTACCCATACCCATATAGAGTCACTAAATTATTTACCGCCTATTATGTTAGGTTCTAGATTAATTACTGATTATCCATTAACGACTAATAATCCGTATTTGGCTTGGGGTAGAACTCATGATAATGTCCCAATTTTTGACGTTACTATATTTGGTAATATTTTTAAGGTAAATACATTTCAAATTGCCTTTTCGAATGAAAAATTGTATTTTAATAAAGAATTTGTTTTCGAAGAAAAACCAATCTATATTTTATTATCCAATAGTACCGATCCTATTGATAAAATATATGATAGAGTTGTTTTATTGAGTGATTTAAATTCAACCAACAATGAAATCAGGAATGGTGAATTATATTGTTCTCCTAGTATAATTCGCGATTGTTATCCGAATGTCTTAGTTAATAATCCATAATCATCTTGATTAAATGCGCTCAATATAGTATAATATGTATTATATTGGGCGTATCTGCTGTTATTGCGGTCGATATATTATTTGTTATGCAATATGATTAATTCTTAAGAAATCCCGTTTAAACCCCAATTAAGGCATGTAATTATGGATGAAAAAGATCAAAAGAAATATATTGTGTATTTAAAGCAGCTAATCGATACTTTAAATAAGCAGTTGAAAAATGAAAAACGAAAAAATCGAGATTTAGAAAACCAAATTAAGTATTACAAATCAAAAATTAAATAGAGGACTATATGAATCCGGAAAAACAGAAATTAATTATTGAATATCTGTTATCATCTGCAGACGTATTTACTATTACTAACAATATAATCGAATATAAGTATTTCGATCCTGAATATCGATATGCGGTTAAGTTTATTAAAAAATATTTTGATCAATTTAGTGCATTACCTGATTTAGATCAAGTATATGCCGAGTCAGATATACAATTTAAACATCAAGAATTAACAAAAGATAAAATTGAATACTGTATCAATGAAGTTGAATTCTTTTGTCAGATTAAAGCGGCAGAGAAAGCAGTTTTCGAAGCATCTGAGATTATCGCTGGTGGTAAAGATATCCATCAAATTAAAAGTATTATTGATAAAGCATCCGAAGTAGCCATTCATAAAACAGTTGGTGTTAGTTTTTTTGATGATCCGGATATCATGTTAGATCAAATATCATCTCAGCCGGCTATATCATCTGGTTATTCGTTATTAAATGATTATTTAGGTGATGGTTTGAGAAGAACCGAATTTTTATTATTAGCTGCGAATAGTGGCGGTGGTAAAAGTATGGTTATGGCTAATATTGGATTAAATTTAGTTGAGCAGGGGTATAATGTTTTATATGTTAGTTTAGAATTATCGGTTTCGATGATTTATAAACGTTACGTCAGTATGGTAACTGGAATTAATCAACGAGATATTGAAAAAAATAAACAAGAAGCTGCTATTAAAATTAAAAATGCAGCGTCGTCGAATTCAGGTATGTTGTTTATTGAGCAGATGCCGGTAGGAACAACATCTAATCAATTACGAGCTTTATTGCGAGAATTTGAATTAAAACGAAAATGTATTCCGGATTGTATTGTTTTAGATTATATAGATTTATTAGGAACTAATGATCGCATATCGGCGGATAATGTTAATCAAAAAGATAAAGCAGCATCTGAAGAATTTAGACAAATATTAGTTGATTATAATATGATAGGTATTAGCGCATCTCAGCAAAATAGAGGCGGGGTTGAAGCTAAAGAAGTAAATCATAGTCATATTGCTGGTGGTATTTCAAAAATTCAAACTTGTGATGTTTACATATCAATTATTTTTACTGATATAATGAAACAACAGGGGGAGATGGCTTTCTTATTATTAAAAACTAGAAGTTCTGATGGTGTTGGTAAGACGGTTCATTTATCATGGAATGCAAATGCATTAAGAGTAACTGATCCGAAGATCGGACCGACCGGGGCTCCGGTATCGAAATTTGTTGTGACTAATAATGAATTAAAGAACGCAAAAGAAGCTCAGCGAAATCGATTGCTTGATATGTTCGGTAATGAGTAAATAAAAAAGGGCCTTATAGGCCCTTTTTTTTATAATGAAATTAATCCGTAATATTTAGGAGTATCTTCAAATATTTTTAAACCGAATCTAGAAAGGAAAGACATTGATGGCTGCATATTAGTTTCATTTAATTTCGCGCCGCCATTCATTAAATATTGGTATGGGGCGAAATAAGCTCCGCAATCAGAAGTAGTTGATCCTTTATATCCAACTAAAATTTGATTAGTTAAAATTGAGTCGTTAGTATATGCGATAATATTAGTAACGCCGCCTACACTACCACAAAAACCATTAACTATATTCGATTCTTTCTTTAAATATTCATCTCGGATATATTCACCATCTTCAGATATAGTAAATGATGGGTGGCCTATAAATCGAGCGAATAATTCGTGAGAAATTACTGCGAAATTTCCGACACCTCTTTTTGATTTTTTAGCGATATTATTCGCAGTAATCATAATTGCAGTTAAGATTTGATCTACTGACGCATCAATAAATTTATAATCCGTTTCTACAACTGTTAGTAATTCGCCGATTAAGTAATTTTCTAATTCTGATATTAATTGTACATTTGCCGCATTATAAACTTCATTTATTAATGACGGTTGATGCATTGCATTTAAATCTTGTAATAATTCCACGGAAAAACTAGCTTGCATTTTTTTAGATATCGCTTCGACTGCCATTGATATAAATTCCATCGATAATCGAGTAGCGCCGGAATTACTACTATCATCCGATTCTTTCATTTGTAAATGATATATTAAACCCACTGGGCCGGACATTGGTTGAGTTCCGAATATATCTAAAATAATCGAAGTATCTATAAATTGCAATATTGCATTATACCCTAGATTTTGTATATCTGGCGAAATAGTATTATTTTCGGAGCTAGCTAATTCATAATATTTTATTTGATTCGATAATAATTGTTTAGCAATAGTATATTTACTATTGGATGGGTCATATTTTGATATCGCATTATTAATAAACGATTCATCGTCATTAATTTTATTATTATCTTCGATTAAATCTAATATTTGTTTTGTTAATTTCGGAGTAATAGTTATATTATATAATGCTTTAATGATTTCATCCATTTTGAATGTCCATTTTTAATAAGTATAAAAAAACCGGAAAATATTTTATTATTTTCCGGTTAGAAGTTTAAATTTATAAAAAATTAAACTTCTTCTGATTCTTCAGTAACTGCTTCACCATCTTCAGAACCTTCTTCTTGTTCTGTTAATAACGCACTAACTAAACGATTAATTTCATGGAATAACCATTTACTAGCTGAACTAGAATGAATTAAGTCTTGTTCTGCAGCTTGCGCACGAACTACCGCTTCATCATAAGCCGCCACAATACGCTGAATATTTTCTGGTAAAGATGCTACTTCTAAATTTTGCTCGCCAATTGTTAATGTGGTTGTTGCCATCGTGATCTCCGATATAAATTGAAATAAAAATAAGAGGTATTTTAGCCTCGAATATCTAATTATATGTTGGTTTTTATAAAAGTCCAGCTTTTTTTTACATTTTATGGTATGCGTCTAACCACCATCTAGGAATATGATGTTTTGTTTTATTAAATAAGTATTCCCACGATGAATCTAAAATATAACAAACGCCAAAATCATCGTGAGATCGAACTACTCTACCACATCCTTGAATTACGTCAGTTAATGCATTTATTAAATACCAATTATTCGACATATCCATTCTTTTTTTAATCCAAGCATCGCCTAAACTACCAAATGCAATTTTAGCGAAAATAACGAATCTAGCCCTATCATCGACTAAATCTAAACCTTCAGTAATACTAGGTGATATTAACAAACTTGGTTTTCTACTATTAATATATGCACTAATGATTTTATTTCTATTATCTCCTGAACCCGGATTATGATGAAATATTTCATGGGTTCCATTACTTAATTCAGAAACAAGCCATTTAGCAATCTGAAAATTTCCAGTATGTATAATTCCGCTTTCATCAGTATGTTGTTTTAATAAAAACTTAATATTTTTAATTAAAACCTTACGTTCGTTTATTTTATTTGCATGATCCCAGCCGTAACTCATTTTCATAGTCGGTTTATATATAACCGGTCTATTATCTTTATTAAATTCGGATTCTAATGAAATAAACGCAGTCTCTTCTAATGGAATATTTAAATTTTTACACAATTCAGTATAATCGAATATAGTCGACGACATAAACAAAAACTTATCAGCTTTCGGTTCTAAAACGTCGTGAAAATTTTCACGACCGAATATGTATTTTAATTTAATACTATCGTCATCGCCAGTAACAATAAAATTATCGTATAATTCATCGGTCGTTCTCATCATAAACGAATTAACAGTATTTAAGTGTTCTGATAATGTAGATAATGTAGTTAATTTATTAATATCTTCCGATGATAATTTTCTTGTATTATCTATTAATTCACATTCATCCGATAATGCGGTATATTGCTCATCCATTGATGGCCAATACAATTCTTTAACCCATTTTTGTATATCTTCTATAGTCCGACTCGTAATCCACGGAATCTTATATTTTGTACAATTATATTTCGTTATCATCATATTATTAAAATCAGTTAATATTTTTTCCAATTGATGACATTCATCGAAAACCATTAAACTGCGGCGTTCGTATTTTGAATTACCGCCAAATAATATTAAACCTAATGTGTAATTTAATACAGTATGGTCTGCATTAATAGCTCTAGTATGGGCGGCTTTACTCGGACATCCGGGGCATGATGCTTTAACTATATTACCCATTTCGCAATTACCATTTACCGTATTACAACGATAATAGTTTCTACCGTATAATGATGTAAAATTATTTGACTTAAATGATTTTTCGTATTGCTCTTGTAATATTTTCTGAGGTGTTAAAATATATGATGCCAATTGGGATGCATTTAATGTCTTAATCCAATTCGCGTAAGTAACACCCAATGCAGATTTACCGGTACCGATCGGTAATTCTAAAAATAAGTATTTTTTATCTGAATTTGATACCATAAAATCAAACGCAGTAATTTGGGAATCTCTAGGTTGATGGCCTTCCATTGCCCAATGCTCATTTATATTCATACAGCCCTCAATTATTATCAAGTTATAATGTATAATTATAATATATTTTAGTAATTAAATCAAACATATATTAATTAGTATTATCCGATAACATGTATAATAAATAATAGTTTTATATTTTTAAATTACTACTATGGCTACATTTACTGAATTTCTTATCGAAAGTGCTTTTAAATATCATCGGCATTTAAACTCAATTGTATGGGAAGATGATACATTAAAACCAGAAATACGAAAAAAATTATTAAAAATCGCAGATGAATATTATGAATATTTAGAATTACCCGATTTCCCTATATCCGATATTATTCTTACTGGTAGTTTAGCAAATTATAATTATACTCGATATTCAGATATGGATTTGCATATTATATTAGATGTGCCGAAACATCGCGGTAAATCGGATGGTATTGATTTAGAGGATTTATTAGACACTAAAAAGAAATTATGGGGTGAAACTCATGAAATTACTATATACAATTACCCAGTTGAATTATACGCACAGTTAAAAAATGAAATTTTAACTGCAACCGGCGTTTATAGTATTAAAAATAATAAGTGGAATCTTAAACCATCATATTTGCATGATCTTAAAGTCGATGAATATGCAATTAAGATTAAAGCTAAAGCTATTAAGAAAATAATTGATCGCATTGTTTCATCTAAAGATGAAGAAGTTGAGTCAATTAAAGCGGTTCAAGACAAAATTAAAAATATGCGCAAGGCGGGATTAAAACAAGCCGGTGAATTTAGTGTTGAAAATTTAGTTTTCAAGGAACTAAGAAACTCCGGCTATCTAGATAAATTATCAATTGCGAAAACGAATGCGTTTGATGATGAATTATCGTTAGATTAAAGTTCTGTTTGTCGGTATGAAATAGTTAAAGATTTGCCTGCAGCTTTAGCTATTTCATCCCAAATCTTTTTATCTTCTACAAATCGCGTTTCAATATGATTAATTACATCGAAATTATCAGAAACTTCAAAATCGGAAAAATCTAACGCAGTTTGTGCGAAATGTCTTAAAAAAATTAATTGATCTCGTTTAGACATATTATAAAACGAAAAGTCGCGATAATCATCTTCTTTATCACCGAATAGCAAAATATGTTGCATCGCAGCTTCTTCTAAGTATTCATGGTATTCGGATCCGCGGTATGGATCTACGAAGTATATCAAATCATCATTTGTTATATCATCTAATTCCTTACCGAATATTGATTTTATTTGATTTTTATTTTTAAAAGTAGCGTAGATTAAACCGCTAAATTCACCGTCTACTGTCGTTTCAATTCTAAATTGTATTTTTTTTTCGTTTACTAAATAAACTGATCTGGCATTATTATATCTAAAACTGGACATGATTTAATTCTCTTTAAAATAATCGTTTAAAATTAAATTATATCATACAATATCCACAATTTCAAGGTTTATATATGTAATGAATTAAATCTATGCGCTTCGATTTTTGGCTTTAAATTATAATTAGATATAACTATCAATTCATTAATATTCATATTTGATATATCGATAAATGATGGTTCCGGTATAATCCTATCTATTTTCGGATAATCTTTAATTAATTCTTGTAATTTAATTTTATGAATGTAATAAGAAAATCCATAATTTTCCGCTTCGGCTACAGTCATAGAACTTTCATATCGTAATAATAATGGATTTAATCCTAATTCATTAAATACGTCATTATAACATTTATCAAATAACTCTAAATCTGATGGATGTACCATAATAGAATCATGGACCGTTGCCGCCGGATATTTTTTATGTTTAAAAAATTCATTAACTACTCGGTTAATAAAAATTTCACTTTCTGCTTGTTGTGTTAATTTTGGTATTATATGAATTCCGCCAGCTACATTTAATGCATTGCATAATTTTATTAATTCGGGGTAAACATTACCATATTCTTGCTTTAATGCAGTAAATTGCTTATTATTACTGAAAAATATCTTCATTGCATCTAATTTAGCAATAGATCGATCCGCATTATTACTATCGGCCATTTTTTCATAAACTACGCCAGTCATAGCATCATTACAAAACGATTGCAGTAACTTTAAATCAACATTAGCTTCTTTAACTACATTTTTATAATGTTCAAATAATGGTATTTTTAATCCATTAACTTCAATCTCATCGCATTTTTTCAATAACTCTTCCGCAACATCTGGATGAGAAACAATAATCGCGATGATCGCCATTTGTGAATTTTTAATATCAACATTAATATACGGTATATTATTATGACGAATAAATTTACGTAATTTTGCTGGCGTGTTCGTTAATATCGAATGGAATCGACCGCCAAATATATCTTTATTATTATAATAAAAATTTTTATTCGCCTTAGTCTGTTCTATAAATTCAATTAGTTCATTTAATTTTATAATATGCGGATCATTTAATTTTTCCATTAGCTGCGATATCGAACCATCAGTTTCGTAAAATTCATGCGGTCGATTTTTATAATAATCGTATATTTGTTTTTCATCTATCTGATAAAATAAAGTTTCAACATCGTCCATTAATAACTGATATTTTATATTATCGATTTGAGATTCTTTTCTCAATCTAGATTTATATTTTGCAATTTTTAATTTAATTTCATATGTTTGATAATCTACAAATCTATGCGTTTTTTCATTCGGTTGATATAAATGATCTGCTAATTTATAGCATCGCGCTTTATTTGTTCCCGGAGGCGCTCCCGGTATATGCCACCATAAATTATCAGTTTCAATATAACCACTATTAATTAATGCTTTTAAATAATATTTACAATCAATATGCGATAACTCAACTAATTCAGAATATTTAACTTGTATCCAACCCTTATTAATATCATTTTCTTGAAAATCATCTTTATTTTTGCGACGATAATTAAATTTTTTATATGAATATTTAGTTGATATCGTATTAATAATAGAATAAGCGATATCTATATTAATATTAAATGGTTTTATATGATTTTTATCATAATGCCTTTTAAATCTAAGCATAACAGCCATAATCATATCATCAGTTAAATTAACTGGAATCATTGCTCGACTATTCTTAAAATTATGAATTACTTGCAATCGCTCAAAACATCGCTGCGCTTTAGATTTACTTTTATCCGACTCAATAATTTCAGTTTTACATAAACCACTAATAACAGAATCAATATAAAACCGTTTAACGTCGTTCGGCGTTTTTAAATTTAATTTCTGAATATCGGCTATATCAAATTTAGTAAAATAATTATCCGATATCCATATTTGCTTATGCGGGTTATAAACACTACCATGCTTTTTGTTTACTAATATAAATTGTCCAAACTTAGTAGTAATTTTTAAATCAACTAATAATTGATGCTCTTTTAAGTTCATATTTTAAATTTGTAAATTAACTTATTTGTATTATATAGCAATAAAAAATAGAGATCTATACGAGAAAACCAAATCAATTAAAGCAATATATTATATTTTAGTGATATTTTGATTTTATAATTAGATAACCTATTGTTTTATATGGATAAAATTAAAGTATTAGTTTTGCTACTTATTTCTTGATGATTTTTTAAGGCTGGTTTATAATTCTATTTTAATATCATAAATATTTCACTTTCCAAGATTTTAACAAAAACTGAGACCAATTCATGAATGAAAAATATCTAGGCATCACTGTCGATTTACAAAGGGACGAAAATTATGGCGAATTTGCATCTGAGTTATTGCGAAAACATTATCTAAACGATTATGAGACTAGCCCACAACAAGCTTTCGCTAGAGCCTCAACTAATTTTTGTTATGGAGATTATGATTTAGCACAACGGATTTATGGGTACGTATCTAAACAATGGGCTTGTTTTGCTAGTCCTATTATATCAAATGCTATTGAGGGAGAATGGCAAGGTAAAGTAGGTGCTTGGAATGATACACCGGATCATGTCCATATAAGAAAAAGTATGTTTGTTACTGATAAACAAGTTAAAGCGATGCCAATTTCTTGTTTTTTACCCGTGGTTCCAGATACTCTTAGAGGACAAATATTAGCGGCCGAAGAATTAGCTACTCTATCGACTTTGGGTGGCGGTGTTGGTATGTATTTGGGATTAAGAGGTATTACGGATAAAAGTCCGGGCGCGATTCCATATCTAAAGACTATGGATTCGAATATATTATATTATCATCAAGCAGGGACCCGAAGAGGGTCAGTAGCAGGGTACCTCGACATTACACATCCGGATTTAATTGAGTTTATTGGGGCTCGAACACCATCGGGTGGTGATATTAATAGAAAATCATTTAATTCGCATATTGCGGTAAATATAACCGATGCATTCCTTGATGCGTGCGATAATAATCTTCCGTGGGATTTAATAGATCCTTATTCGAAAAATGTAACAGCAACAGTTAATGCTAGAGAAGTTTGGCAACAAATCATCGAAACTAGATTTAAAACTGGCGAACCTTATATTCATTATGTCGATGAATCAAATCGTAGAATGCATCCATCATTAGCAAAAAATGGTCTTAAAATTAATGCATCAAATTTATGTACCGAAATTATTATACCAACTAGAGCTGAAACCTATAACATATCAGGCCAAAGTAATCAAGATGGATTAACTGCGGTTTGTTGTTTATCATCATTAAATGCGGAATATTATGATGAATGGAAAGATACTACTATAGTTGAAGATTTTACTAGATTCTTAGATAACGTTTTACAGTGGTTTATTGATTACGCACCAGAATCGATATCAAAAGCCGTTCGTTCTGCTAAAGGCGGTAGAGATATCGGATTGGGTTTAATGGGATGGCATAATTATTTGATGAAACATAATATCGCGTTTGAATCGGGCGGTGTAGGATCATCAATGCAACACGCATATCAAATAGCAAAAAATAATTATACTAAGGCCGTAAGTGAATCTGAAAAAATGGCAGCTGAGCGGGGAGAGCCTTTATTTTTAAAAGGATCTAGTCGTAGAAATGCAACGGTTATTGCTATAGCACCTAATGCAAATAGTTCGATTATCGCATTAACTTCAGCATCAGTTGAACCAATCAAAGCAAATATTTACACACACAGAACTAGAATTGGATCATATGTAATTAAAAACAAATATCTAGATCAACTTATTAAATCTAAAGATTGTGATTATGATAAGACTTGGCGTGAAATTACAGCTAATGGCGGTTCAATCCAAAATATAGACGGTATATTTACCGATCATGAAAAAAATGTATTTAAAGTTGGCGATGAAATTGATATGCGATATGTAATCGACCAAGCTCGTATTAGACAAGAATTTATCGATCAAGCCTCATCAATTAATTTATTTTATAAAGAAGGCGTTTCAAAACGCACATTAAATCAACATCACCGCAGAGCATTTTCAAGAGATGAAAGTTTACCCGGACATCCATTAAAAACTTTATATTATTTAAGAGCTGAGAAAAAAGCTAAATTAGAAAATGTATCCGGTAAAATAATTCGCGATGCATTAAAAGATTATGAAAGTCAAGCAACTGATAACGAATGCATTGCTTGTCAAGCCTAATATTCATCGGGGTTAATGTAAATTAACCCCATTTTAAATTTATTTTAAATTCATAGGAATAATTATGTCCGTATTAGAACCATCAAAAACATATAAACCATTTAAATATCCATGGGCTGTTGAATTAGCTGAAAAATCAGAACAATTGCACTGGACTCATCAGGAAATTGATTTTAGTGGTGACGTTGCGGATTGGCAAAATCATTTAATTCCATCTGAACGGAATTTAATTCATCAAATTCTACGGTTATTTACCGAAAGTGATAAAACCGTTGCTTCAATGTATACAATGAACCTAATTCCTATTTTTAAAAATAATGAAATTCAACAAATGTTAATTTCATTTGCAGCTAGAGAAGGGATACACCAGCGGGCATATTCGGCCTTAAATTCGACTTTAAATTTACCTGATACTGATTTCGAGGCTTTCCTAGAATACAAGGAAATGGCCGATAAAATTGATTTTATGGGCGATAATAACACGTCGTCTCAAACCGGTAAAGCATTATCACTTATTAAAAATATTTTTACTGAAGGGGTCTGTTTATTCAGTTCATTTGTTATGTTAATTAATTTCCAACGATTTGGTAAAATGAAAGGAATGGGCGAAGTTAATCGATGGAGTGCATTAGATGAAAATGATCATTGTGATGGTTTGATTTTATTATTTAAACAGTATGTAGAAGAGCATCCTCGAGTAGTTACAAACGATTTTAAAAAGAATGTTTATGATATGGCTCGAATGGCTTGGCAATTAGAAGAAAAATTTATTGATCTTGCTTTTGAAATGGGTGATTTAGAAGGTTTAACTAAAGATGAAGTTAAAACCTATTTTAAATATTTAATTGATCGCCGATTAATTAGTATGGGATTTAAAGGTGAATTTGGAGTTAAAGATAATCCATTGCCATGGTGGGATGAATTAATGGGTACTCCAGAACATGCTAATTTCTTTGAAGCTAAGGTAACATCTTACGTAAAAGGTGGTTTATCCGGTAATTGGGCTGAGGCCTGGGATTAATATGTCCAAACAATATAATAAAGTATTCGAATATAAAGGTCGCAAATTTAATATTCAAGTTGTTTTGGAATCTAAAGTCGAAAAAAAACTGGATGGTGATGTTTGGCATGAAGTAACGGTTAATGATATGGGCTTTTCTAATTATTATAATCGGGAACTAATATTATCAGATGATTTACCGAGATATATCAAAGCACGGATTGAAGATATTAAATCATTTGTAGATAAACCACTAAATGTATCAAAAACCGAACAAATCTTGTTAGATTTAGGATTTGAAACATTTTAGTAATAAAAAGCTTGACTAATGAGCTGCGATTATAATATAATTATTCTGAAGTAAAGAGATTCCATCAGCAACCTATACAAATTTCACTTCAAATTGAAAACTAGTAGTGAATCTCGACTTCATAGATTTGGAAACGATACATAATAACTTAAAGTTAAGTATGTACCAAATCGAATAATCTTGTATAAGATTATCGCAGCAATACAATATTTCGAAACTAAGCGATGTTAAGATTCTAACAGCAATCATTTTATATCCGGCATTTTAAACCCAGACTAAAAAAATGAATCTTATCGCATTTATTATAGAAGCTATTATATTGATATTGTCGACGATATTCGGTATAATAGCTTTTTTATTGTTTTATTAATTGGAGATAATATTATGACTTTTATTGATGCCTTGGAGCAACAAGCGAATTTTGATTACACTGAAAATGGAGCAGTTACACATAAAACTTCTTTAAGTAAATGTGTTGATTTTTTTGCAACTGGTGGTTCAATCCGTTCGTGGGATGATTCTGCTATTTTAAATTTATTTACTAATGCATTTTCAGAAAATCAATTAGCTACAGTTCGTTTGGCATTTATGTTCCGTGATGTTAGAGGCGGGCAAGGTCAACGCAGACCATTTAGAATTCAATTAAAATGGCTCGCTATTAATTATCCAACACCAACTGAAAAATTATTAGATTTAGTGGCTGAATACGGTAGATGGGATGATATTTACTCAGTCGTCGATACATCATTAGAACAATATATGTTAGATTTAATCAACATTCAAATTCAAAAAGATGTTGTTGCTATGGATAATAATGAATCTATTTCATTACTAGGCAAATGGCTAAAACGAATCAATACATCATCTAAAGAATCAGTGCGTATCGGACATAAAATTCGTAAATATATGAGTTTAGATGAAAAATCGTATCGTAAATTATGCAGACGTTTAAATGAATATTTAAATGTAGCTGAAAATAAAATGGCGTCTAATAATTGGGATCAAATTGAATATAATAAATTACCAGGCCAATGTTTAATTAAACATAGAAAAGCATTTAATAGAAATGACGAAGTTCGTTATGCCGAATTTATTGCAGCTGCACAAGCCGGTAAAGTAAAGGTTAATGCAAAATCATTATATCCATATCAAATTATTGAAAAGATTTTAGATTATAGAGCCGAATTAACTCCAGATGAAGCAGAAATTCTATGGAAAAATTTAGCAGATTTTGATGTAGATCCTAATGCATTAGTTGTTGCTGACGTTAGTGGATCTATGAGTGGTTTACCTATAAATGTATGTATTTCATTAGCGCTATATTTTAGTGAGCGAGCTAAAGGAATTTATCATAATAAGTTTATTACATTTAGTGAAAACCCAACATTACAATCAGTAGTTGGTGATACAATCCATAAACGCGTTACAAGTATTAATAATGCACAGTGGGATATGAATACTAATTTAGAACGAGTATTTGATTTAGTTTTAAATACCGCAATTAATTATAATATAGCGCCCCAAGATATGGTAAAAACGTTATATATTATCTCAGATATGGAATTTGATAGTTGTGTTAAAGATACTAGTTCTGGACGAATTGAATCATTTTATGATACCATGAAACAACGATTCGAAGTTAACGGATATAAAATTCCACAATTAGTATTTTGGAATGTTAATGCTAGACCCGGTAATTTACCAGTAACAAAGAGTACGGAAAATACTTGTATGATTTCTGGATTTAGTCCTAGTATCTTACAATATTTAGGAATGGAAACTTTTCCAACACCGGAAGAAATGATGATGATCGTCGTTAATTCACCTAGATATAGTCAGATCGAATTTTAAGGACATAAATATATCTTAAGACTAACCATAAATTAGTCGACATTAAGCTGATTTTAATATTAAAATCAGCTTATATTTTATATAAAGTATTACCAATTTATTATCAAATGAGTATTAACCGCACTTTAAATGCTTTAGAAAAAGAAGTTAAAAATAATATTAATTCATTATCATCTGATGAAATTATTCAAGAATATGGTATTATTATTCAATCGGATGGTCAAGTTTTTGATGTTGTTGAAGATAAAAAATTTAAGAATATTGATTCATGGATTGAATTTTATTTAGATGATTCGGAAGAAGATATTGAATGGATTGGTGCAGGTAAAGGTTATTTTGATGACTGATCATTATCTATATAGTAGTCCGAATGGTGAAATTGAAGTTAGAGCTACCGGTCGATTCGTAGAAAAAAAATTAACTATGTCAAATACAACTCAAATATTAATAGAAATTACGCCAGTCGATAATGACTTGCATTGGACTAAATTTATCGATAAGCAAGAATTACTATTAATTAAATCAATAAATGAAATAACTACAAATAAACTATGAAAAATATAAGCATAATTGTTTGCTGTGATGAACGTGGCGGTTTTGCAAAAAATAAACAAATTCCTTGGATTAATGAAGAATTTTCAAAAACTGATCTAAAAAATTTTAGATTATTAACTACTGGTAATACAATTATTATGGGGCGTAATACCTATAATGAAATAGCTGAACTTAAACCAATTAAACTTGATTTATTACCGAATCGAACATCATTCGTTATAACATCAAATCCAAAACATAAATGCAAAGGTGCAAAAACATTTGCATCGCTTCACCAAGCTATTGAAAAATCGAAAACTGATGTTTTTATTATCGGCGGATATCAATTATTCGTAGAAGCTATAAAAATATGCAATAAAATGCATATTAGCTTTATTAATCACGATTATAATTGCGATCAATTTTTCCCGGGCGAATTAATTGATGATTCGTGGGATATTAATTACGAAGAAGCTATTCCAAATAAACTATTATTCGCAACTTATACTAAAAATAATACTATATAATTTTAATTGCTTGATTTAGTATGGGTTTTATAATATACTAAATATAGATCATAATTTAACATAAATCTTTAAGGAATAATTATGATTTCGCAATTAACTTTTAATGAGCAATCTCTGCTTATGGCAAAACTTAGTAATTTATCATACGAAGATAATCGTAAATTTGATGATCTTGGCTATGATAGTATGTTTGTTAATTATCATGGAACCCAAACTTACGCATTATGGGATAAAAATGATATTATAATCGTTTGTCGAGGAACTGAACCAAATCAGTTAGCTGATATTGCCGCAGATATTGAATTTAATTTGGTTCCCAGTATGAATGGTAATGGACTAGTCCACTGTGGGTTTAAACATAGTGTCGATCGCATTTGGGTAACCATATATGCAATCTTAACTAAATATAGCAATCGTAAAGTTTGGATTACTGGCCATAGTTTAGGCGCAGCTATGGCTACTATCATAACCACTAGATGCTACGAAGATAAAACATTAGCCGATCCTATTTTATTCACATTCGGTAGTCCTCGAGTCGGCAATCATGATTACGTCGATCATATGAATACTTTAAATATCAAACATTATAGATGGGTTAATAATGCCGATATAGTAACTAGAAATCCATTATATCCGTATAGACATCACGGTAAATTAAATTATTTTGATCATCACGGAAATATAGCCGTCGTAAATACTTGGCAATTGATTAAAGACCGAATAAAAGGCTTTATTATCGGTATTAAAAAAGGTAAAATTAACTTTTTTGTTAATCATTCAATTACCAATTATATTAAAAATTTAGAAAAATTAACTTAAATCATAATTTACTTTTATATTAATGCAAAATCTAATTAAAAAATATGTTCAATTACCATCAAATGTTAATAGTAAAGGCTGGTATTCGGTTAAATGCGCGGTCTGCCATGATTATAAAGTTAGAGGTGGATTTAATATAAAAGATGAAGGTGTAGTGTACCATTGTTTTAATTGCAGCACAAAAGCTAGCTATTTTAATAATGGTACTATCACTGATGATATGAAAACTGTTTTACAAGCATTTAATATCCCGTATGAAGAAATACAGCGACTTATTCTAAATTCATTAGGCAAACAAAAAGCAAAGCGTCCTACTATAACCGTAGATACAAATAATCCTATAATTGAAATACCATTACCGAATCATTTTTATAAAATTATTATGGATGGTTCAGACATAGAATCAAATATAGCATTAGATTATTTAAAAACTAGAGGAATTGAAAACGATAATAATTTTTTCTTATCAAAAAGTAATAAAACTAAAGAAGAAATAAAATGGAATAATAGATTAATTATCCCATACTATCGAGAAGGTAAACTTATTTTTTATCAAGGTAGATCTTTTGGTAGTAGTAAAAAAGATCGATACATTAATTCAATTACCTCGGGTGATTCTGTAAATTTATATGGTTATGAACTAATCCGAGAATTTACGGATGAGCCATTATTTATTACCGAAGGTTTTTTTGATTCGTATCATATAAAGGGTATGTCGATTTTAGGTAATGAATTAACAAAAAGAAAAATAGAGATTATAAATCAAAGTCGTAGAAAAAAGATTTATATTCCAGATCGATACGGAAATGGTAAGCAAGCAGCATTTAATGCATTGGATGCTGGCTGGTCAGTAAGTATACCAGATATTGGTAATTGCAAAGATATTAATGAAGCGATTATGCGATATGGTTATTTGTATGTTTATAAATCATTATTAGAAAATGCAGTGTCGGGATATAATGCAAAAATAAAAGTAAATTTAACTTGTAGGTAAGAAATGAAAAGATTAATAATTAATTGTGAAACATCTGGTTTAAATTCTCAGAATTTATTTAATCCTAGTCTGCAGGGTAATGGAAAATATTATCAACCATTATCTTGGGGGTTAGTAATAGTAGATGAAAAATATAATATTTTAGATGAATTATATGTCGAAATTAAATGGGATGGTAAATCCATATGGGAATCCGACGCCGAACGCGTTCATGGATTAACAATAGAATACCTACAACAAAATGGTATTTCGGAATTAGAAGCGGCGGAAGAAATTGGCGGTTTTATTTTCGAAGCATTTGAAACTCAAACTATACAAATAGCGGGCTATAATACATTATTCGCATTAAACTTTTTAAATGAAATGTTTAAACGATATGATATCCAATTAAACTTTAAAAATAGATTAATTGATTTGAATACATTGAGTACGGTATTATTAGAAGTAAATACTCGTGATGAATTATTTGAAGTAATGGGCTTTAAAAAAGGCGTTCGTAATGCGTTAGTAGTAACTAGAAATATTGCAAAATGTTTTAAACAAATTAATCATATGTGGAATACGTTATTATGAATATAAATGATTTTAGAGTTAAAATGCTTCAATTAATTGCAGTCACATCAAATGATAAGTTTGATTTGATTATTGGCTTATCTAGAGGCGGATTAATTCCCGCCGTTTATCTATCGCATAGATTCAATATTCCAATGGTAACTGCTGATATTTCCCACGAACTATCGGTTGGTGATAATAAGAATACTCATAGTGGGTTATTACCGAAAATAGCCGAAAATATACAGTCTATTTTGGTTGTTGATGATATAGTAGATAGCGGAAATACTATTTTAGCACTAACTCAACAATTAGAAACAACTGCTAAAATTACAGTCGCCTCATTATACTTAAAAGACGGGGCTGAAAGTTATTTAGTTAATAATGCACCATCGAATTTTATTAAATGCGTTTGTGCTGAAACATTACCGGTAGATGCCCCATTTATTTACTTCCCTTGGGAAAATCCAGACATAGAGGACTAAAATATGAAACAATACTTAGATGGTTTAAATACTATTTTAGATAAAGGTATTTTAACTAAAAATAGAACTGGAATTGATACTATATCAAAATTTGGATTAGATATTGAATATAATTTATCACGCCATGTTATTCCATTATTAACAACTAAGCGGGTCCATACAACTTCTATTATTCATGAATTGATATGGATGTTATCTGGTGATACTAATATCAAATATTTAAATGATAATAAAGTAACCATTTGGGATGAATGGGCGGATAAAAACGGCAACTTAAATAAAGTATATGGTCATCAATGGCGTAATTGGGATGATACTAGATTTGTTGAGCGAGGATCTGACGAACAGCAATTTTGCAAAACTAATAACTTTAGACGAGTTATGTTCGATGATTTACATGAAGTTTATCAGCGCAAAATAGATCAAATTAAGACGATCGAAGATCAATTAAAAAATAATGCGAGTAGTAGACGTATTATTTTAACGGCTTGGAATACAGCAGAAATAAATGAAATGGCTTTGCCGCCATGTCATACATTATCGCAATTTAGCACTAGAGAATTTAACGGTGAGAAAATACTAGATTGTAAATTATATCAACGTTCTGCGGATTATTTTTTAGGTGTTCCTTTTAATATCGCATTTTATGCAATATTTACTCATATGCTAGCTCATGTGCATGGATATACTGCAGGAACGTTATATCATTCTATTGGCGATGCACATATATACGCGAATCATCAAGATCAAGTTAATACACAATTAATGCGAACTATTGATCCAGATCAATCATTACCATGTATTCTTATTGACGGTAAATTCGATTCGATATTAGATATCAAATTTGAAAATATTATAATCGATAATTACAATCCGCAGCCGGCTATTAAAGCCCCAGTAGCTGTATAAAAGAATATAATAAGGGTATTTTATATACCCTTTTTTATTAATCCAAAATTAATCTAGATTTCCATTTTTCAAATATATCGATTATTGTTTCACTGGTTGCTGGTTCGAATATAGCATGCTCGGTAAAAAAATTAACGAAATTAGGAAGTTCGTCTACTGATAGGTATCGATCTCGATTTGGAATATAAGCTTCGCATATAAAATTACGATCTTGAAAAACGATTATTTTACTTTTATGTAAAATCATAGATATATTCATATTTAACTCGATATTTAAAATTTAAATATGTATATATGATATAAAAAATACTCGATGTATTACTATTATTATCCCAGATCGAGTAATGGATAAGTTATATCTAAGTTGCCTTAAATACCTTGGAGAGGTGCTTTGGTTGGAGATACAACAAACCAAAGCAACATCAAATAATCTGATAGTAATTACGGATTTCTTCGATGTACTATGATACGTCTTGCAACGTATTATTCGACTAATTAATTCATATTAATTTCATATTAATTTCATATTAATTTCATATTAATTTCATATTAATTTCATATTAATATGAAATTAATTTTAGATAATTATATATTAATATGAAATTAATTTTAGATAATTATATATTAATCCTTATTATATATCAAACCTTTTATTGGGCATATACATTTTTAATAGATTAATATAGATATTATTTGGTATTACCAAATTAATAATCGAAATAGGTTGGGGATCCCCAACCTGAGCTAATCCCATCTTAAAATTCGCAATTGGGTTAATTTATTAACTAACGCTAAAACGTGCTTACACGAACCCAATGCTTTTTTTGGATTTACTGGGGGTCTATCTGTTTTTTTAATATATGGGGGTGGGGGGTTACCCAATAAACTATCGTTATTATAATGATAATTTGCAAATCTAAATCTAAAATCTAAACATTCGCAATTTACTTCTATATCATTATGTCTGGCGTTTAATGGAGTAATATGATGATTTTGATTATCGGTTCCTCTAAATGCAATACCACCTTCTTCTAAAAATTGAACATCATCAAATTGAATAAAAGTATCATAATGATCGCTGCCACTACTCTGAGTATCGGATTCAACTTTTAGGTTATTAGTTTCGGAGTATGGTGTAAATTTAATATCCCGAGCATTAACCGTATTAACTATATGCTGTCTTTTCTTAGTCGTAGGAAAACCAGTATAATTATTTTGAGTTATTTGTCGAACAGTTATTTCATTTAGTAACATATTAATCAAATATAGTTAATGTGGTGGTTATTCGTTTAATCGTTTCAGCATAAACATTTATTGCTTTTTGCATCTCATCCGATGGTAATGAATTTATATGTTTATTAATATAATCTCTAGAATTTAATTTATGATATTGTTTAACTAATAACTCCTTAGTTTTAGGCATATGTAATTTATTGGGTTGATTAATATATTTTGCTTTTTCTAAATTTATAAATGTTGCTTTATTTTTAACGAAAGCTTTAGCTACTTGATTATCCATAATAGCAATTAACTTATTAAATGCGGGTTTAGATAATAAATCAGCTGCAAAATATAGTATTCTAGTAACATCGACTTCAATAACTAAATCACCTTCGTATTTATAATCCGGAATAATCCTAATATTATAAAAATTACCTTCTAGTCTACTTTTATCTATATACTCTTTAATTATATAATCAATACCAGTCTGAGATAATCGATCTAATAATAGAGCGTCGTTATTTTTAATAGCCTTGTCTATCATTGATTTTTCGTCGAATTTTAATAATTCAGTAGGCCTATCATGATATAGATATATATTTAACGTCATAAACAAGATTCCGGTAAAATAAAAATATTATTTATTAGTGGGTTCTAATATTAGAACCCACTAATATTAAAGATTTAAGTTCCACCTGTGGTTGATGTTTCTGCCGGAGGTATTTGGGCGCCAGTCGAAGTTCCAACTGCAGAACCACCCATATTGATAGTATCATCACCTTCTCCGCCGATAGATGCACCATCCATACCAAATCCACCACCACCCATATCACCAAATCCACCACCCATACCACCCATACCATCAGTTGGGGCGCCATAAACTTGTTGAAGTGTTTTATCTTTATTAAGAATAAACCCTTTCTCTTGTTTGATGAGTTGTTCATTTGTCAAGATATCATCTTCGCTTAATTGTAGATATCTAGTCATAATAAAACGTTTAGCTAAATACGGAATCGCGTCGGCTTGTGAAGCCATTGATAATAAGGTACTATCGATATCTGCTTGTTGATATTTTTTATAATTAGATGGTTTAGGTAATTTTAATTGATATAATGTATCATCAATATTAATATTACATGAAAATAAGAATTTTTTAAATTCTTCATCTAATGTATTTTCTATATAAACTTGTAATCGCTCAATAAATTTAGCGAATTGCTGTTCTTCTACGTAAGCTGCGCCAACTTTACCATCATTAAATATTGCATTATTTTGTCCGGGTTTCATCCAAGAAATCGGAACCCGCAATCCACGTAAAACTTTATCTGAAAAATATTCTAAATCAGATTGTTCACCTAATTGTGAATTTTTTGTAAATATACCACACGATAAACTAAATGTATGATAATTATGGTATTTTTCTTCTTGATCGATAGTTAATGTTCCAACATCCATAGATTGATCCAAAACTGTATAATCTAGTATTTGCAATCCGTGAATATGACTCACACTAATTAAATGTTCAATATTTGTGTAACCTAATTCATTTGATATTTTATCTAGATGAGTAATACTGATATTGCCATCAATTGCTTCATTGCAGATAGCTTGATATAAAACAACGAAATTATAATGATATTGAAGATTTAATGATTCTAATAACATAGATATTCTATGATCGCCGTACGCCATAGGTATATTTAACATTAGTAATTGTTCCATTACTAATTTTTCAGCGGACATCGTAGTTTCATTAACTTCTATATTTAAAGTTTCAATAACTCTATTTAATTCTTTTTTCGTAATATATTCTAACCGTAGCATATCTAATAATCGAATATCGTTACATAATCTAGTTAATAATTGATCTCTATTATTAGTTACTTCAACTATAAGTTTAATATACCGAACAATTTCTGATAAATCATTTGGTAATAATCTTAAAATTTCGCGCGCTTCATAAACTACATCATTATACGAATCAAATTCTTCAATTGCTATAAATTTACTAGATATAAATATTTTTGCATTATGATCATAAATTGCAGACTCGCCATACTTATGATTATTATTGCCTATAATAATATCATCAAATGTTAAATTCGACGCTTCAACGAAACCTTTACCCCAAACTGGAAATTTATGATCCGGCGTACAAATAACGGTTTGATTATTAGTTAATGTTAAAGAAACAACCCCTACATCTTTCTGAGTAACACCAGCCCAAGAAATAACACCAGGTCTAACTTTACCAGTAATCGGATCACAACTATAAGTATAATTAACTATACCATTATTAAAATCATCAATCAATTCACTTAATGTTTTAGTTATACCATCCATTAAATCAATTTTTGTATCTAACGATAAACACCCACCAGGTAAAACTTCAACTTTGCTACCAATACCATCAGATTTTTGAGCAATAAAAATATCTTCTAATGATGAGTTTTTAACATAAATCCCAGCGCCGACCGCAAAGGTATGAAAATTATGTATTTTTTCTTCTTGATCTATCGTTAAAGTACCGACGTCTATTAAATCATCTAATTTTGTAATTTTAGTAATTGCACCGATCGGATCAATTATCGACGATCTATCATCTTCAATGTATTGATATAATAAATCAGCTAATTGCAAATCAACGGCTTGAACAAAACCTTTACCTCTTACTGGAATTTTATGATCAGGTGTACATATTAATGTATTACCATTTTCAAAAGTTAATTCTATAACATCAGTGCATTTTCTAGTAATACCAGCCCAAGAAATTATACCGGGAGCTGTTTCACCAGTATTAGGATTAATTGAAAAAGCCCATAATTGTTTACCAGATTCAAATTCATCAATAATTTCATATAGTGGTATAGTTCTACCATCTAATAATGGAATAAGAGTATCTAATGCTAAACAATGGGGGTTATATATTGAATCGACCGTACTTTGCCCTAACATATTTTGGCTAGGTATTTTTTTCTGGCGAATTTCGTTTTTAAATGTTTCCAAATAAGTTTTTATACGATTATTCGGCATAGTACCAACATCAACATAAAAAACACGTCGTTCTGGCGCTCGTTGAACTCGGTAAATAACTATAGCATCTTCTAATAATTCTTTTTGTTTATGCGATTTATAAACCGTTCTCAAAACCGATTCACCAAATGGTGCGCTATCTGACATATCGTCATTAATAGAAAAAACGACTAATTCGTCTGCCGGAATTACTTCAGTTTCTTGCATATCAACTGGTTTAAAACTTGAACCGCCCGGAACTCCAGTAGAAGCAGTTGGTGATTTAGAATGCGATCTTACTTGATATGCAACTATTTTAGTTACGTCGTCTGCATTAACTACTGCGCCTATAATATCACCGGCCGGCAACCACTCCCATTTTTTATAATCCGATCTTTTTCTAAAAAAACAATCGCCGTATTTGACCATATTTCTAGATAATTTAAATAATCGATTATCATTAAACCCATGTATATCAGTCCAATGTCTTAATGCGGTCCGCAAAGTAAGAACTAAAGTATCATCTAACTCTTGACCATTATCGGATCGGATATCTAAATCAATCGGTAAATCAGTTGTTATATTTCTACCAGTTATTTCTTCAGCAATAATATCTAATGCACGAGCAACTTCAACATCATTATCCATTGCATTATATTCATTATATCTAGATAATCGGGTAGCACTACCTTGAATTAAACGAAGATACCAAGTTACGTTACTAGACGTTGCAAATCCTTGGTCGATGAATTGATTATCGCTAACAAACACATTTGATTGTTGGGGCGAAACAATTTTATAAAAATCGGTAATTTTTGCCATATTGTTAATTTTTAATATATGATGTTAGAGGTTTTCTTAAATTCTGCTTCCAATCTTTTATTAAGAAAATCATTGACCGCAGTTCGCTCGGGAATTGACATATGTAGTAAAGCATGATACTGAACTGATCCTCTCATAAAATATGTCAATTCCACAATTTCTTCTAGTATTCGACTAGTTTCTTTCGATAATCTAGCTACGTACGCATTTATTTTTGCACTATCATTACTCTTTAGGAGTCTAAAAAAAAAGTCATTGGATTTAACGGTAATTCTAATAATATTTTTTCTTTACAATCTAAACAAGTTACTTCACAGGAAGTTACGACACCCCATTCACCACTCGCTGATAATGCATTTGCTATTTTTTCATACCAAGTAACTGGTATGAGTTTAGTCCATTCTAAAATTTTATTTTTATCAGTAATTCCATCGACAGAATGAATAATATTTAAAGTAGATTCTAATATTTTAATTTGTAGCTCAGAATTAGACATCGACTCATAATCGCCAGCATTTTTCATCATATCCAAATAATCTTTAAATTTAATTGGATGCAAAATTACAATCTGACCGTTATCCATCGGTATAGTACTTAATTCGCCGACCGAAGTTGGATCGATAAATCTAGTCGCACTAATTAATTTAGTTAATTGGATAGTATATTCGTGTCTTGCTGCATCTTCGCAAGTATGAGTATATTCTAAAGTATAATTATTACCGTACGTTACTTTACGCAGAACCAATAATAAAAAATCAACATCCTTACTAAATAATTCATCCGGTTTTAATATCTGAGGAATACATTTAGCGAATACTTTAGATAACGAGGTTCCGTTAATAATATCCGATATGTTTTTCATATAAATTTCATCATACGCAGACATAGGAAATACATTAACTTCTCCATCCACTACATCCGGAGCTAAAACACCTTCATCGTAAAAAAATCCGCGAGACGGTAATCGAACTAAGTCGCCCGGTAATCTAAAATCTAATAATAACTCATTGGACATTTATAAAACTCCTATATAGCAATAACAGTTATTTATGCTTCAGTTTGGAAGGTATTGCGGAATTGTTCTAATAAATTAACTTGATTTTCAGTTAAATTAGTAGGAATTTTGCAAGTTAATGTGCATAATAAATCACCATATCCGGTTGATTGCATAATAGGCATACCTTTACCCCTAATACGCATAGTAGCGCCGATTTGAGTACCGGCTGCAATCTTTAAATTACCTTCACCATCCATAGTTTGAACTTTTATTTCGCCGCCTAGACATAGTAAATCATAATCACAAGCTACTTGACATTTTAAATTATGACCTTGAACTTCAAATTGAGTTTTATTATCGATAATAATATCAATTCTTAAATCACCACAATTACCCCAATTATCGGAATGCCCGCCATTTTTAACGGATATTGAACTACCATTAAGTATACCCTTTGGTATATCGATGGTGGCTGATGTCGTCGATAAAATAACACCAGAACGATGACATTTTGGGCAAGGTGTTTTTACTGTTTTACCTTTACCGTCGCATGCGGTACATACTTGCTGCATTCTAAATGGTCCATTCTGGATTATCAAAACACCAGAACCATTACAATTATTACAATCAATAACATCAGACGGTTTTTCAGATCCTTTGCCATTACAAGTCGGGCAAACAATATTTTTACGATAATTGATTGTTTTTTGTAACCCAGTATAAACATCATTTAATGAAATCGATATACGATAAGCTAAATCTAAATGCTGAGTTTGTTGACTACCATTAAACCCAAAACCTTGATTAAATATATCACCAAATCCGGAATTAAAACCACCGAACCCGCCAAATTGAGGCCCACCACCATTATCATATTGAGCTTTTTTATTCGGATCTGATAATATATCATAAGCGCCAGTTATTTCTTTAAATTTCGCCTCAGCTTCTTCTTTATTATCTGGGTTACGATCAGGATGATGTTTCATCGCCAGCGATTTATATTTCTTTTTAATTTCGTCACTCGACGCATTCTTAGATACGCCTAATATTTCATACGGGTTTGTTGACATTTTAACTCCAGTAAATAATCTGATAAACGAATATTGATTTTATATGAAAATTCAGTTATAATCCACACAATTGGATAAAAAAATAATACCTATTAAAATAATTAGTTTAAATAATTATTTTTTTAGGGAATATATGACATGGAAAAGCCTATGGGATATTTACAAGTAATTGATAATTTAGTTTATCACGCGATACAAATTTTACAAGATTATAGTGATAATTGGGATGCGTTAAATCATATAGCAGTTGTATGTGCTGAAACTTATAATATACCATTTGATGTATTAAAAGAAGATTACGAAAAAGCATTAGAGATTAAATTATTATATCTGGCTAGATAATGTATATACCGACAAATTCAAAACAATTATTAACTGATTGTACCAAACTATTATTATATTTAGAAACTCAAAATATAAACATAGATCACGGAATAAATGAAATTTTATTATTCGATAATCTTTTAACACAATATCCTAATATTGGAATTAAAGAACCAATAGTCGGACCAAAATTTAAAGATTTTATTTATTCGATGTACGAACAATACGATCAAATAATTAATTATAAAGATGTTTTACCATTTATGCCGTATAATATTAGAAGCGGCATTTATTCTTCGATATTAGGTTTAATGGCCGAATATATTTCATTATGGGTCGTAAATGATTTATATAAAAATGGAGAAATTTTACAAGATTTCAATAGTCAGTTAGCTGGGCATGATATTCGATATTTACATAATGATAATAATATCACAGCCGATGTAAAATTATCGACTACTGATTGGACTAATGAAAAAAGTATTCATGTTCATAAAGATTGGTTCCACGAAAAGAAGAAATCTACTAGATTTCATATAGTTGATATACATAATCATTCGCATTTTATTATAGGTAGATCGTTTTTACATTATAATCATGAAAAATACGGCGATTATATACCAATTAAACAAATGAAATCATATTCTATATACAGTAGACAAGATATATCCCATTTAATCGAATTATTTTACAATAAAGGTACCATATGAAAAAAATAGCTGCAATTTTATTATTAACCCCACTTTTAAGTTTAGCTGATGCATTACCTAATCCGATTTTAACTCCCGGTGAAATAAATCCAAAAATAACACAATCAAATATTCATAAAACAATATGCATCTCCGGGTTTACTGGTACGATAAGACCACCAGTTTCGTATACTAATAAATTAAAAGCGGAACAAATAAATCAATATGGATATGCTGATAAAAATATGTCACATTATGAAGAGGATCATCTAATACCGTTATCGGTAGGTGGTCATCCATCAAGTCCGAAAAATTTATGGCCAGAAGCTTATGCCGGAGCAGAGGGGGCGCGCAAAAAAGATGTATTAGAAGGCTATATGCATAGAGCAGTATGCGACGGTAAAATTTCATTAAAAGATGCTCAATATATATTCACCCACAATTGGGTTTCAGTTTATTACCAAGTAATAAAATAGATTGATTTATTTAAATTATTGATTTATAATATTATTTTACTAAATATAGATAGGTATTTCGAATGCAAGCTAAATTAGAAGCAATGTTACAATTACAAGATTCTTTTAATAAAAAAGTTCATCCGAATTGGATCGAACAAGGATTTAGATGGGATTTTGCTATTATGTGCGAAGCGGCAGAATTAATGGAACATGCCGGCTATAAATGGTGGAAAAAACAAGATCCTGATATGAACCAAATGATTATGGAAATGGTTGATATTTGGCATTTCGGTATGAGTATGGATTTAGCTAATTTACCAGAAGGTGAAAAATTAAATTTAGAATCGGATTTAATTGTTAGTTGTTATATCAATTCGATAGCAAATGCTTGTGATGATCCGGTACATACTGACTTCGATTTAGATGTTTTTAAAGACGGTATAGCACTATTAACCCATTTCGTAACTCAAGAAAATGCTATTTTTGCGGATGATATTTTCTTTCAAATGTGGTATTTACTAGGTCTTAATTTAGACGATCTTTATAAAAAATATATTGGTAAAAATGCATTAAATGAATTTAGACAATTAAATGGTTATAAAGATGGTTCTTATATCAAAATCTGGCATGGCGAAGAAGATAATGAACAATTAACTAAAATTTTAGATAATATTGTTTTAGATGAAAATTTATATACTCATACATTAACTGCATTATCGGTTGTTTACGAAACCGTTAAATAGATAAACTTAATTTTACCAATTCATCGGGTGTTGCATTGTTCTTAAGTTTATTCGCCCGATATGATATCACTCGGATATTATTTGCATTATATCCGAGTGATGAATCAATCCGATCTATAGAATAAGAATTATCTTCGACTTTTCCTCTATTAAAGGTTAATGGAATTCCTAAAATCGGACAAGATATAGGATAATCTAATTCATATAAATCAGTTAATGATAAGTTAAAATCAATATTTCGTTTTTTAGCTGATGCTTTTAAACGATTGTATATAGTTTTAACTTCGGGTATGTACATTAAATTATCCCAATAATAATTCTTTATTATCTTCGGAAATTATTGAAATAGAAGCACCTTCATATAATGGATTTGTAGTTTTTAAAGACATCAAAGCCGATTGAGCTTCTAGCTGAGATTGATATTTTGATATAATTTGACCATTAAGTTTAATAGCGTATTGTTGCGGAGTATTTAATAACATGGAGTAATCCTAAAAAATAATTATATTTACAACAAATCTTCGAGCGAGTATAAATATATGTGTGAATTAACAATATCAGAATATAATAAAATATATAATACAAATTTACCAGATAATCATCATGAATTAACAATAAAAGAATTAAATTTAGAATTAAATAATAATATGAATATATCATCAAACCCACCTATTATATGGCTTACAGGATTACCACAATCCGGAAAATCAACCATCCTAGCAGAATTCGATAAAATACTCGAAGAACAATATATCGGCTCATTTATCATTGATAATGACCACATTCAAACTAGTTTTTGTCTTGACTTAATTACTAACGCGGCGGATTGTCTAGATAAAGTTAGAATAGTAGCCGAAGTTGCTAAAATCGCATCATATTCCGGCTGTATAGTTTTAACCACTGCCATCAATCCATTCCACTCTAGTAGATTAATAGCTAAAAATATATTAGGTGATGATTATGTTGAAGTTTTTGTTAATTGCCCACTAATTAAATGTGTAGAGCGAGATACAAAAGATTTATATCATGGAGCATTATTAGGCGGAACTGATATATCATATGAACAACCATTAGAACCGCATCTTATTGTTGATAGTGGTAATAAATCAGCGAAAGAATGCGCTCAACAAATATTTGACTTTATTAGAAATAGATTATAAAATATAAAAGAATATGCAGTAAAATCGGTTCATAATCGATCGATAGTATAAGAAAGGAATTTCACGATTATTGTTACTTTAAATTAAATTATTAAAATATTATTATAGGAATTATTAAAATGGCTCGTAATTTTAGCTTAGACGCATTAAAACAACATTTCGCAGCATCTGCACCACAAAATAATCAACAAAATAGCAATAATTATTATCCATTCTGGAATATGGATGCTGGTGATTCTGCGGTCGTTCGTTTCTTACCTGATAAAAATATGGATAATCCTTGGTTTTTATTAGAAAAAGCGCATCATGAATTGATTATTGGTGGCGAAAAAAAGAAAGTACCTTGTTTAAAAAATTATAATAATGAAGATTGCCCAATCTGCAAAATGAGCCAACAGTTTTATAAAAACGAAGGCAAAGATACAGTAATGGGTAAACAATTATATAAGAAACGTCAATATTTGGGTCAAGTTTATGTTGTAGATGATCCACTCCCGATCGATAAAGAAACTGGTAAAAATTTAGATGGTGAAGTTAAATTAGTTTCCTTAGGTCAAAAAATTTACGAATCTATTAAAGATGCAGTTGAGACTGGTGAACTAGATAATGCACCACATTCTTATGATGAAGGTACAAACTTTATTATTAGAAAAACAATGAATGGCGTATATGCAGATTATTCAAGAAGTAGATTTGATAAACGACCTACTCCATTACCTGCAGCTTTAGCTGATGAATTAGAAGACAAATTGGTCGATTTAACTACTTTATTACCAGCTAAGCCGGACTATGATTTTCTAGTCGAACAATTAAATGCGCATTTAAATGGCGGTGATGCTCCAGTACACACATCAACTCCTACTCAATCGTATGAAGCTCCAGCTCCAGCAGCAACCACATACGAACCAACTCCAGTAGCAACACCAAAAGCTGCAGCACCAGTATCATTAGATGAAGATGATGAATCGGCTGCTGTTTTAGCTCAATTAAGAGCAAGAAAAAATACAATTAAATAAATTGTATTTTTGGACAGGGACGTCTATTTAAATATAATGTATGAAAATTTTAACGTTTATTTTTTGGTTTATCTTTTTATGTAGCTTTACTAGTTTCATATATCATGAAATTATGGAAGATCATAGTAAGCCAATCGAAGAATCGGATATTATTAAATAGAGATTAGTATTATGAAAAAAATATTTTTATTATTACCATTATTAACTGCATGCAATAACGATCATCAACAACAACAAGTTCCTTACGTACAGCAAATACCACAAAATGCTTACGTTCAACAAGAACAATACCAGCAACCACCGCAATATATACCACAACCAGTTATAGTTCAACAACCAATGGCTCAACAACCACAATATGTTCAACACGATTCTGGTTCGGGAGTTGGTAGTTTCGTTGCCGGAGCAGCTGCGGGCGCATTAGCATCACATGTTTATAATAAAATGAATGAACCTGATCAAATCAATCATTCAGCTAATACTCAACATTCTCCACATTTTAATACCGATGTTATAAGATCTCCGAGTAATACATCTTCGGCTAATTTAACTCCGAAGACTTTGACTCCAGCTCCGACTAAAAATTATATGGATATGAATAAATTATCAGAACATTCATCTGATCGTAAATCATATTATTCAACTCCATCAGCTGCATCAAAACCAACACCATCTAAATCATCAGGTGGATTTATGAATATGAATAAATTAGCGAGAAAATAAAATGATTATTAGAAAACAATTTAAATTCGAAGGCGCCCATATTGTTAGAAATTGCTCTTCAAATAGATGTAAATTTAGTATTCATGGTCATTCGTATGTAGTAGAAGTATTCTTTACTGCAGATGATTTAGATAACGGCCAAATGATTATGGATTTTGGTTTAATGAAAAATACCGTAGGGCAATTTATTGATTCGTTTGATCATGCATATACGGCTTGGTCGAAAGAATCACCGGAATTTAAAAATTTTATTAAAGACCATTCAGCTAGATATATTGAAATGCCAGTTAGTCCATCAGCTGAAGCTTTATCTTTAATGTTCCTTTTTGTATTAGATAAAATCGTAGAAAATACTGAATTTAATAACGGCGAAGTAGGTGTTAGAATTAATTCAGTTCGAGTCCATGAAACGACTACTGGATATGCAGAATCATTCCGCGATGATTTAAAATTATTCCCGTATGAATTATCTGATATCTTTATTAGTGAAGATATTAAAGAAGAATGGAAAGATCCTGATATGTGGAATAAATTGATTAATGGTGTTAAATTTAATAACCCAATTGTGGTCCAACAAGTATGAACGTAATTACTGTTGAATTTACTGAGGAAGTAAAACAGGATTTATTAAGTAAAGGTATCGATGTTTATAATGAAGTATGTAGAGCATTACCATTTGAAGAAATCGATATTAAAGTAATTAAAGATCCCGATTCTGTAAATTAATAAAAATATAATTTTTAAATAGTGGTTTTAATAACCACTATTTTTTTAGCTAATACTTACGGATATAATATGAAATTTTTAAAAGATTTTAACAAAACAGTTAGTAAAATGGGTGAAGGTGTAAATACGGATACTTCACCTCCGGATTGGTGGTTCGGCTCTGGTAACTATGTTTTAAATAAAATTATCGCCGGTAATTTCGATCGATGTATAGGTCAGGGTAGAGTTACAGGATTAGCTGGACCATCAGGTGCAGGTAAAAGCTTTTTATTAGCTAATATCATTAAACAAGCTCAAAAAGAAGGTGCTTATATTCTTTTACTTGATAGTGAAGGGGCATTCGATGATGATTGGGCAACTGCTATTGGCATCGATGTAACTAGTGAAAATTATAACTGTATTCAGGTTTGTACTATTCCTCAAGTAGTTAAAATTGTTAGTTCATTTACTAAAGGGTATCGAGAAGATTATCCAGATGGTAAAGGCCCGAAAGTTTTAATAGCAGTTGATAGTTGCGATATGTTAATGACTGACAGCGAATCGGAAAAATACGATAAAGGTAATCCGAATGCAGATCAAGGTCAACATCCAAAGCAAATCAAACAGATGTTAAAAACTTTCGTAAATGATATTAAATCATTATATGTTAGTATGATCGTTACGAAACAAGTTTATCCAGCTAATCATGATCAGTTATTAAAAGGCGAAGGTGCTTGGGTGGTTAATGATGCAATTCGATATTCATTATCACAAATCATGTTAATTACTAAATTAAAATTGAAAAGTGATTCTGGTATTACCGGTATTAGAATGAAGGTTGAAGGTTTTAAAACTAGATTTGCTAAACCATTTCAGCAAGTAACGATTGAAGTTCCGTATGATACTGGCATGAATCCATATAGTGGTTTATTGGATGTAGCTGTTAATATGGGAATTGTTACTAAAAGAGGTGCTTGGAATTATATCGAAGGAACTGATATTAGTTGGTCTGGTGAAAAAAATACAACAGAAGCACATTACTCTAAAATTTTAGAGCTAGCTGCAACCAAGGATGTTTTTTTACAAGTAGATGAAGAGGATGATGTTTCAGCAGCCGCATCTAGACAAAAAAAACTAATGGAAAAGCATGCACCAAAAGATGATGAAAGTGTAGATGTAGATTAAATTCTTTACTATTCGGGGTTAGTTAAATATAATATTTAACTAACCTTTTTTTACTATTATGAAATTACAAGAACTTATTTTAGAATCGCCCGTTTTAACCGATAAAATATCTAACTATTTAGATAACCCGGTTAAAAATCAAAGTCAGTTAGAAAAATTTTCGACGATGCATAAACAGCATTTATTTGACTTGGGAAAATATACACACGTATTTAAAATTTATAATAATAATGATGAATATTATATAGCTATAGATAGTCATGATATGAAAATCGTTTATTATATGTCATATAATTTTACTAGCGTTCCTATATTGGGCATGGCAGTAAACCAATCATTTGTTTGGTTAGATAAAGATTACCCACACACTAAAGGATTACCGAAAAAAATGTTCTTTGATTATTTGTTAAAAGAACATAATATAGTCATTACTGATTCAATTCAAACTTGGGATGGTCGTGATTTTTGGTTAAGACGATTATTAGAAGCGTTTCAAAAACATTTACATGTTTATTATATTGATTTATCGAAAAATCATATAGAACCAGTTATGCGATATATGGATGTTTATAAATTAGATAAGAAATATCAAATATGGGCTCCATTAGATTTAAATGCATACGATAGACGGTTAATTATTTCCACTACTGAATTATTATAATGACTACTAGCTTAGATTTAATAAAAAAAGACTTAAAACATTTAGATAAAATTATAGAAATATACACTGAAGATTTAAACGAAGCCGATATTTTATTAAAATTAACTAATAAAAAAATCGATATGGCTAATGCCGAGCATTCGGGTTGGAAAAATTATTATCATGCAAAAGAAGTAGAAGTCAAATATTTAAAAGAATACGTTCGATCCAAATTAGATGAAGTCCATGGTGAATTATGGGTAAAATATACTGAAAAGATGGATCGAGTATTAACTCAAAAAGATAAAGAACAATATATTAGAAGAGAACCAATTTATTTAAACATATTATCAGAATTTTTAAAAATACAAGAATTACATGAGCAATTTGTTAGATTAAATGAAAGTTTTACTACCAGAGGCTATGTATTAAATAATTTAACTAGATTAATTACATCAGATACTAATGATTGGATCATACCGTGAGTGATAAACCTACTATTAACGTAACTATACATGACGAAGTAAAATGCCAATTTATCGGTATTGATAAAACCACAATTGATTACTTATATAATAAATTTAGCTTATTTGTAGAAAATTATAAATTTAACCCTAGATTTCAATTAGGTGTTTGGGATGGTAAAAAGCAATTTTTTACTAAACAAGGACAAACCTTTGTTTACCTTATGCCTGAAATTATTTCAATTTTAAAATCTAGAAATTATAATATTGAAATAATTGATAATAGAAGTCTACCTTTTTACGACGTCAGTGATCCGATAGAAAAAGATTACTTTAGTCATATCATCAATAAAAAAACAAAAAAACCTTACATGTTAACGGATCACCAGCATGAAGCTATTAATAAGATGTTACCGATTGGTAGCGGTATAGCTTTAGCTGGAACCGGCTTCGGTAAAGCACAACCTCTATATTGTAAAATATTAACGCCTACTGGTTGGACTACTATGGGTGATATCAAATCAGGAGATTTGGTATTTACGCCTAAAAATACGGTTGCTAGGGTGGTTAATACGTACGATCAAGGTATTACTGACGTTTATAAAATTAATTTAGATGATGGTGGTGTAACTTACTCGCATATAGATCATTTATGGAAAATTTATAATCAAAGATGGTTATATAGTGGAGAAGAACCTTTTAGTGTAATTTCTACTAACGAGATTATGGATATATTGAATAATACATCAAAAGATGTTTATTTGCCGGTTATTCCAATACCAATTAATTTTAAAAAATATGATTATCATATCGATCCGTATATCACCGGTTGTATATTACCGTTCGTTGAAATCGAAAATGATCAATTAATCATTAAAGAGCGCAAAGCTAGTACCCATACCCACAGCGAAATAAAAATATCTAATCTTATAGATACATTTAAACAATACGGAATTATTATCAAATATTATGATAAAATCGGTAGATTAGAAGCGGAAAATAATTCCGGTCAGTTTATTATTGAGGCTGCTAAATCTACCATTATAAATCAAATGGAAATACCGACCACTTACGTATTTTGTGATAGTAATGATAGATTGCGTTTTTTGCAAGGTGCTTGTGATGTAGGCGGAACATTATCGAAAAATGGACAAATAAGTTTATCAATCCCAAATACTAGAATTAAAAATCAAATTAGAGAAATGATTTTACTTCAAGGTGGGTGCCTTGATCCGTTAAATAATAGATCTAGTTACAACAAACGATTAAACTCGACAATTTATTTTACTCATCATTATCCAGATGCGTTTTTTACTGAGTTAAGTAAGAAAAAACATTATATTTTACATAAAACGGATAATAGATCGAAATTATCTAAGAATAGAAAAATTGTTAGTATTGAACATATCGGACAGGAACCGACTAGATGCATATACATAGATGACGCAGATCATCTATATATTACGGATGATTGTATTATTACACACAATACCATTTTAAATGCTACTATGTGTGATGTTTATGCAAAGAAAGGATGCAAAACTTTAACTATAGTACCGGCTACAACATTAATTAATCAAACTATTGCTCAATTTAAAGATTTAGGATTATCTGTTGGTCATTATAATTCCGAAAATCAAGATTTAGAACCAGATCATATAATTATGACATGGCAAACATTAAAGAATTATCCGCATTTGATCAAATTATTTCAGATGGTGGTAGTTGATGAATGTATTGCTGGATCTTCTAGTATTTTATTGGCTAATGGTTATACTAAATTAATTCAAGATATTGCAGTTAATGACATTATTATGTCATTTGACGAGGAAGCCGGATATTTCGTAAGTGATCGAGTTAGTAAAGTACATAAAAATTTATTAAAATCATCTGATGAATTGATGTACGAATTGGAATTCGATAATGGGAACATTTTACAAGTAACTGGAAATCATTTAATTTTAACAGAAGGGGGTTATAAACGAGCAGATCAATTAACGGAGGAAGATGAAATAATTAACAGTGGGTGATAGAACCGCATTTATTTACAAATTTTTTTAGGTCATAGATATGCAACATCATTTTAGTATTGAAAAGTATTACAAAGGATTAGAAGACGGATACGTAGAAAAGTCAAAAATATCACAGCGAGTAAATTCGCCCCGATGTTGCGATCCATTATTAATTCCGTTTATCTATAATGACCGAGGAGAAAAACAGTTTATAAGTGACGGTGATAGAATTGCAATAATAGATGGAGTTAAGATAATTAAATCTAGTATTGTCAGGAAATTTAAAAAATACATATAGAGGCACTAAAATGAGTAACGAAAATGAAGTAACCATTAATAATGGAAATAATGGTAACAATAACGGAAATAATGGGAATTCTAATAACGGAAATAATGGGAATTCTAATAATGGAAATAACGGAAATTCTAACAATAACGGTAATCACGATAATGGCCATTCTGGCAATAACGACAATTCCGGGAATGGCGACAATTCGCATGATAACAATAACAACGATAATTATATTAATCCTGATGTTGATAGCGATATCCATGAGTTAGATGATATTGGTGATTCGGATAATATCGACGTAGAAGATCACGACGGTGATAATCCAATCAAACGAATATCATTATATGATTACGATGAAGTTTATTATTCGTTTGATTTATCTAGAATAAGTTCTATAGTTATCCACAATAGCAAAACATTTGCTCAAACTGTTAGCTTAAGATTAGAGATAGATAGTACTAAAATTTATAAATTTTATACTAATCATAGAAATACAAAAAATGTTAAAATCGAAAGTTCATTTATTGAACAAGATACTTTTAGACAATTAGTTATAGACTTAGGTTTATACGATTATAGATTTCCATTTTAAATGATGAGGAGATGATATGGAAAATAACGATTTTATTAACGTAGAGCTTTTTATACGTGGTCCGGATTTCCATATCATCGAACCTATAGCCGATAAGTGGGCTGATGAGTTTGATTGCTATAGCATTATTAACTGCGGTTATCATTCGGCTTATATTTTTGAGGATTTTAATGTAATATATAAACTGAAACATTATAAAAATACTTATCTGCCAATATTAGCTGAAAATTTACCAGAAAATGCTTACGTTTTAAATATAACGGATTGGAATGGTAATATTATATATACCGCCGGCAAATATAATATAGATAGAGATAATTCAAAAATAGTCCATCATAGATATAATTAAAATGAAATTAATTAAAAGAACATTAATAGAAAAACCAGAATATGTTTATAATTTAGAAGTAGAAAAAAATCATAATTACGTCGCAAATGGCGTTGTAGTTTCAAATTGTCACGGATCAAAAGCAAAAACACTATATGAATTATTAACGGATTATGGTCAACATATAGTCCATAGATATGGATTAACCGGGACGTTACCGAAAGATCCAGTTAATAAATTACAAGTTCATATTGCGTTAGGTCATGTAAATTGTTCGTATTCAGCAAAAGATTTAATTGAATCTGGTTGGCTAGCTCAGCCTAATATTACCGTCGTTCAATTAGATGATATTCAATGCCTTCGAGATGGGGGCGTTAAAAAACCGCACGATTTAATGTACGAAGAAGAAGAACATTTTATCAAATCAAATACTCAACGATTACAATGGTTAGCTGATCGTATAGTAGCCGATTCTAAAAAATCAAAAGTAGGTAATACTTTAGTTTTAATCAATAATATTAAATTCGGTAAAGAATTGGGTGCATTGATTCCAAATTCACATGTTTTAAATGGTTCGAATAAAGATTCAGCTAGAAAAGCAGTTTATGATTTATTCGAAACTAATGATGATGTTATTGCGATCTGTACTAAAGGTATAGCCGGCGTTGGATTGAGCGTCGATCGTATTTTTAATTTGGTGTTTATTGATGCTGGCAAATCATTTATAGCGACTATTCAGCAAATAGGTAGGGGTCTACGAAAAGGTAGAGATAAAGATTCGGTTAATATTTCCGATATCTGTAGTAATATGACGTCAGCTGATGCCCGAATGAAAAAACGAATTGCTTATTATAAAGAAGCCGGGTATCCATTTAAATTAACTCAAGCGCAATATCATAAAAATACTGAAGTTGACGATATCTTCAATATTGATTGATTTTTTCATACTATTATACTATAATTTAACTTTACATTTAATGAATGGGATCTTTTTATATGTCTATATATAATATTTTGCAAGAATTATCGGAAACTACAAAATCAACAATTAAAATTAATATTTTAAAAGAACATATCGATAATGAATTATTAAAACGAGTATTCGTAGCTGCATTATCACCGATCAATATTTATTATATTAAAAAAATTCCAGACTATACTCCATCAGAAAATCCAACATTAACTTTAGATGATGCTTTAAGTAAATTAGTCGATTTTTCATCAAGAAAATATACCGGTAATGCAGCTATTCAACATTTAACTAATATCTTAAATGCATTATCCGAATCTGATGCTGATATTATTTCAAGAATTATTCAAGGTAATTTAAAATGTGGGGTTAATGAAAGCACCATTAATAAAGTATTTAAAGATTTAATTCCAGAATATCCGTATCAGCGATGCTCTCAACTCAAATCAGCTAAAGCCGCAAAATACCCTTGGGATAAAGGAGTTTACTCTCAATTAAAAGCTGATGGATTATATGCTAATTTAAATTATTCAAATGTGGGTGAAATTCGTATTTTAACTCGTGCCGGGCGCGAATTTGAATCTCATGATCAATTTGCTAATATTATTGATTACGTAAAAAATAATTTTTATAAAAATACTCAAACGCACGGTGAGTTTTTAGTCGAAAAAGATGGTAAAATTTTACCTAGAGAAATTGGTAATGGTATATTAAATAAAGTTTCTAAAGGTGGAAAATTTGAAGAAAATGAAAAACCAATTTATATGGTTTGGGATCAGATTCCATTAGATAATGCAGTACCGAAAGGTCGTTATGAAAAAACCTATGATTTTCGGTATAGTGAATTAATTTCTCAAATTAAAACGAGTAAAGCAGATATTCAATTAATTAAATCTAAATTAGTTTATAGTCTAGAAGAAGCATTAGCTGATTTTCAATATTGGTTATCTTTAGGTTACGAAGGTAGTGTTATTAAAAATCCGGATGGTTTTTGGCGCGATGGTACTAGTACCGATCAAATTAAATTAAAATTAATTGTTGAAGTTGATTTAGAAATTGTTGGTTATACTACTGGTACTGGTAAAAATAAAGAAATGTTTGGTTCTATTATGACTAAAACGTCGGATGATTTATTAGAAGTAAATATTCCCGGTATTAAAGATGCTATGCGTAAATATATTCATGAACATGCCGATGAATTAATTGGGACTATCGTAGTCGTTAAATTTAATAATATCTTACCACCCACCGATAATAATACTAAATACTCATTATTCCTACCTCGATTCGTCGAGTTAAGATCCGATAAATTAATTGCCGATTCATTAGAACAAGTTATCGATCAATATGATAGTGCTATTAATAGTATGAAATATTTAGATTGACAAAGTATTATTTTTAATATATAATCGGTAATATTTAACTACTAGGGATTACCGATGATTTTGCAAAATGAAGAAGGTAAGCCATTCGTTATTGACGATATTAAAACTACGCCAGCTTATAACTATGTTTGGTGTTTAGATTTAAAAGAACAAGATTATATTTTATCCAATATTAAAATATTGGAAGAAAATACTTGTAGTACGATAACTTTAATGGTCAATGGAACTACATTTAAAATGCCTGCGTATTGGTATATTTTAGTATGCGATCCCGAAACGACGCAATTAGATGCGGTTCAAGCTTCAACATTATCGAATAATATATTTTACGCTTTGGTTTATGGTGCATCGACTAATCAGCCAAGTTTCCTACCTATTCATGTTTTAAATTGGGAAGCCGAAGAAGTAAATGTTTATCCATCGACTACTAGAAATCTAATGTTATGTCATGATGTCGGCGATGGGAAATGGGTATCGATTTCTTTCTCCGATACGTATAATAGATTTCTTAAAGATACTACTGCTAATAATTTGGTGAATTACTAATGTGGGATATTAAAATAATGTGGGAATATATTAAAATTAAAATATTAGATATATTTGTTTATTTACTTAGGGGTAAGTAATGGCAGTTAAAAAGAAAAAAACTAATGAAATTAGTGTAAGTGAATTTAAATCTTGGATTTCTGGTATTGAAGATATGCAAGAAGATGGTTGGGTTCCGAATAAAGTTCAATGGGATAAAATTAAATCTAAAATTAATCTATTATCCGAATCAGTCGATGCAGAGCCGTCAGAAATTAACGAACCTCAAAAATATTATCAGCCTGCACCTCAAATGCCATGGCCCCAACCGCCACAATTTCAGCAACAGCCTTGGTTACCTCAAGCTCCTGGCAGTTACGGTAATCCACCCAGTTTGGATGACGATATAACATATTCTGATGGTTCAAAACCTGCATTTTTATGATCGAATTAAAAGATCGAATTTTATGGTATGATGGTTCTATTAGTATAGATCCGAAAGATATACAGAAATATATTCGAGTAAAAAATTTATTTGTTACTCAATTAACAGACGATATTAAACAATATAATAAAAATGTGGTTGATTCCGATCGTATAGTTATTAAGCAAGGGTTAAATGATTTCGATACGAAATGGAATATTCCTGATTTATATTTTAATATTGATGTTTTTGATTATATTACGAATAAATTTTTAATGATTTGTGATGATGAGCGATATTCAGATAGTGAAGTGATTTTTAGATTTAAACGAATTAAAACTGAATATTCAATCTTTAATAAATTAGGATTAAATGATTTACTGCGGACATTGATTTATATTATTGATAAATTTAAACAAAATAATATAGTTTGGGGTGTCGGTAGAGGCAGTAGCGTAAGTAGTTATATTTTATATCTAATGGAAGTTCATGATATAGATAGTATAACTTACGATTTAGATTTTTCAGAATTTTTAGGGGGTTAATATGAGCTTTTCTATTCAAGATTTTTTATCTGCTCGCAAACGCGAAGACGAGAAAAAAAAAGAGCAAAATAGACGTAATACCGATACTTCAACTTCTAGTCTAACTGAATCAAGTAGTTCATTTGGTTTCGGTAATAGTTATGATGGCGGAAGCTATGATAGCGGAAGTTGTAGCAGCGACGGTGGAAGTTGTGGTGATTAAATTTATATAATAACGGAGTTTTAAAATGGGAAAAGTAAGAAGCGCTTTAGGTCAAGTTGTAGATTTTGATTTAATGCAATTAATGAATGATTTAAGTACGCCTAAATCAAATAAAAAGCCGTATACGCCGCCTGCAGCGGCTCCTATCGACGATATTCAAGTTATAGAAGAAATTCCGGCATCTACGTACTACCAACCAAATTTTATTAATGATGTCTCGCCATTAGCTGATAGAATTGATACTCCGGTAGCACAGCCATTACAAGTAGCAGAACCGTTAAATTCGGCCCCACCAGTAACTAAATCTAAAAAAGGTTAATTATGTTAAAACCATTATACGATTCGATTATTTTTCAATTTGAAGATGAAACTGAAGGGTTGGGGTTTAATAATATTTCAGCTGGGGGTATTATTTTTAAATCGTACGACCACGATGCGTCATCCGATAGGTACGCTAAAGTATTATATATAGGCGATGATTGTCAATTCGTTAAGGTTGGTGATCGTATTTTGGTTGAACGTTTGCGCTGGACTGAAGGATTAAATTATGAAGGCCAGCGTTATTGGCGAACAACCGAAAAAGATGTTATGTTTATATCAAAATAATACTTGATATCGTTGTACTATTATATTATAATATAATAAATTAAACTTAGGAAAAATATTATGACTACTATTGAAAATAACTTAAATTTATCAGATACAGTACCGACTCAAGTTGGTGATACTTTAGTTTTAAATCCAACTATTTTGCCGGATATTAAAAAATCAACCCAATTAGTTTTACAACGCGTTGAATCTACTGTAAAGTGTAATCGATATAATCGTAAAAAATTAGCGTATGGTATTATCGGTGATATGATGCAGTTTAATAATAAACGTCGAGTTATTGTCGCTAGATTAATGTGTGAATTAGGTGTAAATAGTAACTACGCTAACGTTTTAATCCAACAATATCGTACATTAAATGGTTTAGTTGAATCGAGGGCTGATTATGTATAATTATCGTATAATTTATCGGCCGAGATTAAATGGTAATTGGAGCTTATTAAATAATCCGACTTTAGGATTTCCTGATCAAATTTCAGTTAAGATTAACTATAGAATAGTATAATAAAAAAGCCCATTATATAATGGGCTTTTATTTTGCCTTTATTTTTACGCCAATACTTCTAAAGTAACAGCAAAAGAATAATATGTCGGTTTAACGTCATCTGGTGTAAATGCAGCAACATCAGCCAATATCGGATTACTTATAGCAAAATCAGTTGATGGTGTATATGTATCTGCTGCAAAATATTGCAATTTAGTATTAATGTACAATACCGCATCTTTTAAAACTACACTTGAAAATGTAGGAGATGGGAAGCAGGTTGTATCAGAATTAATGATATTTGCACCGAAGGCTTTGAATGAATATGTAAAACCATCTAGCAAATCGTTAACCGCGAACGGTAATGAAGAATTAACTAAAATGCCGTTTAATACCGTATGTTTAATTGGTACAGTAACACCACCATTATTATATAAGGCTGGTGTAACATGGAAAGTATGGCGGCTAACCTTATCATTATATTCGATTACTAATGATACTTTAAATAATTTTTTAAAATTAGCTGCAGATATAGTTACATTAGATGAA